GTGGCCGTTCAACGGACCCGAACACCACCCGGTACATGGACGGGAGTTGCGCACCTTTCGGGTCGTATCGGACGGTCCTGGTGACCGCGCCGAGACGGACGAGTTCGTCGGCTGCCCGCCGAGCGGTGGACTCTCCGACACCCATGTCCGATGCGAGCGTCGCGATCGACGGGCGGCACTCCTCGTACGTCCCGGAGCCCGGGTGGAAGGTCCCGCGGAGCGCGAGGCAGATGTATGCGTGGACCGCGTGGCCGGACGGGCGCTGCTCGATGAGCCAAGCCGGAACCATCGCGTACCCACTCACCGTGTTGCCTCGGGTGTCATGCGGTCATCTGACATGGTCTCTCCTAGGGTGCGTGGTTGGGTGACGTCGGGTGTGGCTGCTGCGGCGTCCAACGCGGCGGTCATGTCGTGGATCGCGTTGGCGCGCAACAACGGGCAGGACCCGCACAAGTCGGGGTCATCCGGGAAGTCGAGGTCTACCGTGCGGTGGTGTGGCACGGGCCCCGAGTTGGTAGTCTTCACGCGGGTCACCTCGTTCCTTTGGTGGGGTTCTCGGGGTGGCGAGCCAGGCTCGCCGGCCAGCGCGCGGGGTCAGTCCCGCCGCTGGTCGGTTCCGATGGTAGACCCCGCCTGCTGCGTGAAGATGGGTTGACCATCGACCCACTCCACGACGAACCGCAGATCAGGCGCCTGAAGCCTCGACTCGTAGGGCTTCTCTACCGCCCCGCGGAGGATCGCAGCCGCATAACGCAACCCCGGCCCGAACCGTTTTTCCGCCGTCTCCGCAGACTCCTCGAACGCATCCGCTGCGCCGTGCAGCCACGCCGCCCGCAGTGCACGCCGTTCCGGTGCGCTGTCCGTCATGATGTCCTCCCGAGCCAACGTAGAAGCTGAACCAAGCTGTAGGCGCTGACCGTCCGCCCGCCCTCGAACCTGTAGATCGTGGCGTACGAAACCCCAGCATCCTTGCCGACAGCACGGGGCGACATGCCCCGCGAGGTGCGGAGCTCCTTGACATGCTTTGGGAGATCCTCCAGCAGCTCAGCGATCTCGTTGTACGGTGGCCCGCTCATGTTTCCGCTCCTGACTTGGCGAGGCTGACCTCAGCGCGGACCGTCGCTGAGAGCGTCCGCCCGATGTCGATCTGCACCTTGATCGCGTCGAGTCTCCGCCTCAGATGCTGCACCACTGCGTCCGCGATCTCAGCTTCCAACGCCGCACGGGCAGTCTCCAGGATCGCGATTTGTTTCCGGGCGTCCATCGCCCCCTCAGCCCGGATGAACGCCCGGGCGTACGCCTCGCTGTGCGCAGCCCGCTTCTCCCGCAGATCCCGGTCCGCCGACTCCAACTGCCCGACCGTCGCGTGCAGGTCACTGCCGAACTGGATCAGGCGTTCCGCGATGAAGCTCGGAGTGAGGACCCCGGACATGGGGGCGAACCCAGACGGGTTCATGCGCCGCCCCCGAACCGGCCGCGGGCATCTACGACCCATTCCTTCGCGGACTCGGCCTGGTCGGCGCTCATCGCGGCGCGGCGCTGCGTCATCGACGCGATGATCGTCTCTACCGCGGCAGCGTCGGCGGCGTCCCGGAGCGCGTTGTACCAGCCGTCCATCTCCGGGCCGTCCACTGGAGGAAGGTCAGCGGCCTCGGTGTTCGCGCTACCCCGGCGGACTTCTTCTGCGGAGGCCACGCCGCGTTTCGTGTCGCCGGCCATCGCCGCGACGATCGCCCTACCCCACGCCGCCGTCTCGGCGTTCTGCACCTCACTGTCGCGGGTGAATGACGTCCGCCCTGGGATCGGCTCCCAGGCAGTGCCGATACCCGGGCGAATGTCATCGGGTGTGCGGTACGCCGCCGCGGTGTAGATCACCCACGTGGAGCCGTTGACCTCCCGGAACTCCAGGGACTGCTGCTGCAAGCTCCCTTCGGGGTGCTTCTCCCGGAACGCGACGATCCGCGCGGCGACGTCGATGTAGTCCAGGGTGAGCGCCCGCCGCGCCGCCCCACTGTTCGGGTTCGCCTGCTGGATTCGCTGCGCAGCGTCTCGTGCCATCAGAGTGCCTTCCCATGCTTGGTGATCCGCAGTGTGCGGACTGTGGTGGGTGCGACGTAGTACCCCGCGCGGGGGGACGCATAGTAGGTGTAGATCGGCTCGCCACCGACAGTGGCGGCGGCGGCGTCACCGAGGAGCTGCACGAGCCGCGCGGTGATGTTCCGCTCTTCCTTCTCGGCTTGCTTCCGCAGTGTCGCGAGCTCGGTTCTCTGCCGAATCATGGTGCGGACCTCATCAGCGGGCACGGAGACCATCTCTTCCTCGCCTCTAGGCCTCTCCTTGAGAGTGGCCAGGTCCGACGCTCCGGCTTCCGGCTCCTGGCCCTTGAGGACGTTGTCTTCCCAGAACACCCGCTCTTGCTCTACGAGCGCACGGATCGCGTCCTCATCTCGGCGGATCTCCCGGATCTCCAGCCGCTGACCACCGATCAGGCAGGGGACGTACGCCTTGTCGTCACCGGTCACGGCGAGCTGGTGCATGACCTGGATGACCGCATGGTCGGGGATCTCATCGTGGTCCCAGTCGGACGCTGACCACAGACCTGTGGTCTTGCACTCCACGACGGCCCGTTCACCGAGGACCCTACGGTCGCAGGACGCCAACATCCACGGCCATTCCCGTGACCGCACTAGGCCGACCCGCCGGAGTATTTTGCCGGTGCGCCGCGCGAACGCGGCTGCTACGACGGGTTCGAGCGCGCGCCCGAACTCCATCGCCTCGTTGTCGGCTTGGTCGGATGACGGGAAGGTCTTGTCCTGCCACACGTCGAGTGGTGTGCGCCACGGGTTCAGGCCGACGACTGCGGATGCGTCGCTGCTCCCGATCCCGGTGAGTCGTGCGCTCAACCAGTCCTCTCGTGGTGCGGAGGCGGGAAGGACAAGGTCGCAGAAGATGGTGGGTCTGCTCATGGGGTGGCACCTCCGAGGTAGGCCGCGGCGAGGCGCTGGGCTCCGTGCCACCCGGGGATGTGGTCGCAGTGGCAGAGGCCGGGTTCGAGTGGTTCTGCGGCGGTGGCGAGCTCCAGGAGTAGGTCCCGGGCGGCGTGGTGGATGCGGGTCGCTGCGGGCCATATCTGGGCGTCGTGTGCTGTCCATTCGACGTTGATGGCGTTGGCGGCGGCGGTCAGGTTGGTGGTTTCTTCGGTGGTGAGGTCCGGCACGGGTGCCTCCCTATACGGGGTGTTGCAGGTCTGTACCAGACTAGCCCGCTGGCCTAGGCCAGCGCAAGCCACACCACGCCAGCGACTAGACAGCACCCGACACGGCACGCTAGGGTCTGGGCATGCAGCGACTCCTTGAGAAGTACGAAGTAGCTGACCTGCTCCGGATCAGCGTGCGGTCCGTTGACCGGCTGATCAAGGCCGGCGTGCTGGAGACCGTGGTAGTCGGTGAGCGGCTCCGGAGGATCCCCGTCGACGCCGTCGAGCAGTACATCCAGAGCTTGCGTGAGGCCCCGAAGTGACGGCCTGGGGTGGGCAAGACCTAGTCGGGTTCGACCTCGAAACGACCGGTGTTGATGTCGAGACTGACCGGATCGTGACTGCGGCGGTAGTTGTCTGGACAAGATCACCCGAGGTTGCTACCTGGGAATGGCTCCTGAATCCAGGAGTAGAGATCCCACCGGGTGCTTCAGCTGTCCATGGCATCACTACTGAAGACGCCCAGGCCGGGATGGATCCGCGGCAAGCCCTCGCGCAGATCGCGGGGCATCTCGTGGGTGCTGTAGCTCGTTCGGTTCCGATCGTTGCGTTCAACGCAGCGTTCGACCTGACGATGCTCGACCGGGAGTTGCGGCGGCATGACTTGCCCCCGCTGATTCGTAGCGGCGACTACCCAGGGCTGGTGAGCGCGGAAGCGGGGTTCCGGGTGCTGGACCCCTACATCCTGGACAAGTCCGTAGACAGGTACCGCCGTGGGAAGCGCACCCTCTCAGCTACGTGCGAGCACTACAGGGTTGAGTCCGGTGCTGCTCACACAGCCGTAGGAGATGCTGTCTCAGCGCTTCGCTTGGTGAAGGCGCTGGCGGATCGGTATCCGGCGGAGATCGGTGACCGCAGTTTCAGTGACCTACATGAGTTCCAGGTCCGCGAAGCGCAGGTCCAAGCTGACTCGTTCCGGGAGTACCTCGGACGGCAGATCAAGTCCGTGGACAACCCGGCGGACGAGGAGCAGCTTCGGCGCCGCGTTGAGAGCGTGGACGGCGCGTGGCCGATCCGTCCGCTTCGGGAGGTGACCGGATGAACATCATCGGCTTGGACCTGTCGATCACAGCAACAGGTATCTCCACCACATTCCGGGACCGAACCTACCGGCCGAAGTGCCAGGGCCCGAACCAGGACGTCAGGCTGCGGTGGATAGCCGAAGAGATCCGCGGGGACCTCTACCTCGTTTCCGCCGGCAGGTACATAGATCTGGCCGTGATCGAGGATCTGCCTACCCACGCCCACTCGGCGGGCATCACCGGCATGGTCCACGGAGCAGTGAGGGCGATGCTCCTTGATGAGGAGATCCCGTACGTTCTCGTTGCCCCGGCGACGCTGAAGAAGTTCGGGACCGGCCGCGGTAACTGCGATAAGACGGCGATGGCGGTCGCGGCGCTGAAGCGTGCCGGTGTGGAGTTCACGGACGACAATGCCTGCGATGCGTGGTGGCTGAGGATGGCGGGCATGTGTGCCTACGGGCAAGACCTCGGGTGGAGCGTTCCGGCGGATCAGGCTGCGGCGCTCGGGAAGGTCGCGTGGCCGGTTCGGCCGGGTTGGCCGATTCCGATCGGGGCGACTCGATGAGGTGGGAGCCCCGCCCGGTGACAACTCCGGGCACATGTCCGGCGCCTCGGCATTCATGTCACCGTGCGTACATGTGGGACCGGTGTTCGTGCCCGGAAGCCAGGGAGGCTCACCGTCTGTACCGCAAGCGGCTCCGTGAGGATCGGCTCCGTGACCACGGTGACGTGGACGGTACAGGTACGCGGCGCCGTCTTCGTGCGCTCGCCCGGGACGGATGGCCGCTGCGGTGGCAGGCCCAGCAGGTAGGTGTGAGTGATCTGTCCTACCTCCTGTCGGAGAGAAGCCTGCGGGTGCGTCGCCGCACGGCGGGTGCAGTACGGGCACTTTACGAGGCGACCGCAGGGAAGCTCGGGCCGTCACGGGTTGCTGCAGGGAAGGCTGCCGCGAAGGGCTGGCACTCCTCGATCGCATGGGATGACGCTACGATCAATGACCCGGCGGCAAAGCCGAATTACGGCTCCCGGACGAACACCTACACCGACGTGGACCCCGTAGCGGTTGAGCGTCGCCTGCACGGCGACCGCACGGTGCGCCTGACCGTCGCTGAACGCCGAGAAGCCGTCCGGGTCGGCAGCCAGATGATGCGTCTCTACGACTGGCAGATCGCGGAACGCCTCGACATTGAGCTGCGGTCTGTGCAGCGTCTCCGCACGCAGCTCGGTCTCCCCCCGGCATCTACGAGGGCCGTCGCATGACCCGGGCACGTGTTCCTCGCGCTGAGGAGGTCGCTGCGGCGAGCCTCGACCCTAGGTTCCGCCGTGCGTTCCGTGCGCGACCGCAGGATGACCCGACGTGGTCGCTGCGCGGAGCGTGCCGAAGCGCAGGTGTGGACCCGGACACTTTCTGGCCTCATCCGAAGCAGCCTTGCGGGCCCGCGCTCGCGGTGTGCGCCGGCTGTCCGGTGCAGGATCCCTGCCTAGCTACTGCGTTGACTGTTGGTGACTGCGACGGTGTGTGGGGTGCGACTACCCCGCGGGAACGCCGTGCGATGCTCGCCGCATGGCGCCAGCGTTCACCCAGGGGGCACACCGGTGACCCCCCAACGATGACGTATCACGAAAGGCAGGTAACCCAATGAACCCCACCAGTTTCACCCTGCGGCTGCCGCAGCACGGGCAGGAGCTACACCCTGACGTTCCACCTTCGGTGGCTCCGCGGTGGCGCGGTAAGCATCGCCGGCCGCAGGTGAACGTGCGTGAGGTTGTTCTCCGGGCACTGTTCGTAGGTATGGGGAAGGCGAAGTGATGGGCGGCGAGAGTTACGACTACCCGACTTGCCTGATCAGCACCATGGTCGACCAGGTCCGGGTCGCGGCGGCGGCGACGGATACCCCAGGTCTGGTCGTAACGCCAAGATTCGACCGGCAAGTGGGGTTGACCGGTGGATGGGTCGTTACCCATGCCGCTACGGGCCTGGGCCTTAGCTTGGGCGGTACGGCATACCTCGATGGGGGTTACGACTTCCAGACCGCCCAGCGTGTGGCTGCGGAGCTGGGCAAGCTCCCGGTTGATTGGGCCAATCCCGACCGGGATGCGGTAGCGGCTTTTGCGATGGCACATCCGGAAGCAATCCGCGCTGCGTTTCACGACGGCGAGTTCCCGCCGCCGCCGCAGGCGGATCCGAGCGACCCGACCCAGATGGAACCGGACCTCTACCCGCGGATAGAAGCTCAAGCTACGGCTGCTGGTATCGCTCGGTATCTGATCAAGAGTGCTCAGGATCACCTCCCCGCTGGCAAGTCGGTACTCATGAGCACAGAAGCGGCTCTCGTGGAAGCACTGCGGGCACTGGCCCGGGTAGACGTGCAGGCTGCTGACGCTACTGCTCTGACGATCTGGCAGATGTGGAACGACGGCGTGTCCGACGGCTACGTCTGGATTCTCGCCCGCGAGTACGGTCTTCCGAAGCCCGAAGATGCCCAGGCGGTGATTCCGTGACTGCCTCGACGCTGCGGGTTGTCTGCTACTGGTGCGGCCGGGATTTGGTGTTCCGCCGCGGCCCCCGATTCGACCTTCTCCGTATCGCCGGCCGGAACCGGGCTGTGTGCAAGGGCGGATGCCCGGAGCCCTCACCGAACGGGGCGGTGGCGTCGTGAGCGCCGACCTGCTCAGGCGGGCCGCCGCCCTGATGCGGGATCTGGCCCAGGCAGCAGAGGGCAGCTTCATCGAGGATGAGTACGGGTATCCAGCTCGTTACATCTGTGACGGAGATGCTCCGGAACTGGCCGCGCATATCGCGTCTTGGCACCCAGCGGTTGCCCTGGCAGTTGCGGACTGGCTCGACTCGGCCGCCAGCGCGCATGCGCACTTCGATGGCCGTGAGATCTCCGTCTTCGACCTCCCGGGCATGGACGACACCCCCGCGCTGCGGGTCGCCCGCGCCTACCTCGGGGAGACGTGATGGCCGTCGCCTTGCTCTACCTGTCGCTGCTCGCCGTGTGCGCTGCTGCTGCGGTGTGGATCAGCGTCGCTGAGTGGCGCGCCCAGGAACACCAGCTCATGAAGCCCGCCGAGCGGTGGACAGAGATGATGTCACCCTCCTACGAGAGCGACTCCCTAACCCACACCCCAGGAGACCCAGCGTGACGAATACGATACCCGCTCAGCGGGACACCTTTCTGTCGGTAGAGCAGCTGGCGCGGGCGTTGCACAATGTGTTGCGGCATCGCGGATCGGTCGGCTCACATCCGTGGGAAGCCCTCTTCGAGGACGCTCAGGCTGACTACGAGGCGCTGGCCCGTAGGGCGGCGGCGTGGCTGGGTGTGCAGCTTTCGCCGGAGGAACCGGTGGTGCGCAGCGTGGCCTTGGACTGCGCTGGCCGTGCCTGGCAGTCGGCTCCGATGGGAGAGGGGATCTATTGGTTCGCCGCGGTCCCGCTGGGTGAGGCGTTCCGCGCTGAACGGGCGCCGGTTTCGTGGGAAGCACTGGATTCTGCGTTTGGCCCGTTGACAGTGATCCACACGCCCGCTGACGCGGACGCCGTCCCTGGGAGCACCGAGTGACCACGCTGAATCATCCGCGCGGTCGGCACCTTGGCCGGTGCGACGAATGCGGGAAGTGCTGCTACCCGACGCGGGCAGCCGCCAAGGCTGCGATGAAAGCCGAAGGCAACGTTCGCCACGCCCGCACCTACCGATGTGGGCAGTGGTTCCACTTCGGCCGGAAAACCGCCGCGGTCGTCCGCGGCGACCACTGAGGCCATCGTGGACCTCCTACCCACACCGAGGGCGACGGACGGCACGAAAGGCGGACCGAACCAGTACACCGCCGCGATAGCACGCCACGAGCGCGCCCTTGGCCGGCCAGCACCACCACCTACCATCACCGGCACCCGAGGCGGGAAGAAGCTCAACCCGGTGTTCGTCGAGTGGATGATGCTCCCCGCCGGGCACGTCACCGCTGTTCCCGGTGTGGCCGTGAACGACATGCTGCGGCTCCTCGGCAACGGCGTCATCCCACCCCAGGCCGTGGCGGCCCTGCGGTACCTCCTCACCGCTGAGGCGGTGACCGCGACGTGATTTCCCACCCGATCCATCCGTACGACCCGTCCAACGATGACGGCGGGAAGCACGCCCTCGGCGGGTTGTGCGCGTCGTGCTACCTCCCGCTGGGAGACCCTTGCCATGACCCGATGAGGCGGCTCCGCTGCTCTGGGCGTCCCGTGAACAATGATGGTGCGGCCTACGGTCCGGAATGCGGAGTTACCATCGAGGCGGCTGACGGCGTGACCGTCTCCCGATTCCGCAGCGACGCGCGGGCACTTGGTTGGCGCATCGTTGGAGAGGGCCCCATCGCGGCGTGCCCGGCGTGCATGCGGCCAACCGCTGAGCACCAGGCCAACGTCGCCGCGCTCCGCCGGATGGTGCAGCCGTGAAACCCCCGGTGTGCTACTTCGGCGGGAAGACGCTGCTCGCGCCGCGGATCGCTGCGTTGCTGCCGCCGCATGGGCATTACGTCGAGCCCTACGCGGGCGGGCTTTCGGTGCTGCTCGCGAAGCGGCCGTCCGCGATGGAGACGGTGAACGACCTCGACGGGGCGGTGGTGACGTTCTGGCGGGTCCTACGGGACCGCCCGGCGGAGTTGGCCCGGGTATGCGCGTTGACTCCGCATTCCCGGGCGGAGTACGACGCCTCGGTCGCGGAGATGGAGCCTCCGGACGAGCTGGAGACCGCCCGGCGGGTGTGGGCGCGGTTGACGCAGGGCCGCACGGGTCGGCTCGTCCGGACGGGGTGGCGGCACTACGTCCACCCAGCTGGCTCGAACGCGTCGATGCCGGGCTATCTGCGCGGCTACGTGGACCGGTTGGCGCCGGCCGCGGAACGCCTCGCCGGGGTGAGTCTGGAGTGCCGGCCCGCGCTGGACCTGATCGAGCGGTACGGGCGCTCACCGGAGGTGCTGCTCTACGTCGACCCGCCCTACCTCGGACTCACCCGCGCGAACGACAACGCGTACCGGTGCGAGATGCGGACCGAGGGCGAGCATCGGGAACTCGCAGCTGCGCTGCGCGCCTGCTCGGCGGCGGTGGTGCTGTCCGGGTACGCCTCGGACCTCTACGACACCGACCTGTATCCGGACTGGCACCGTGTCACGTTCCCTGCCGGCACCGGCCAGGGCGGCCTGTCGTGGGCGAACCGTGTCGAGGTGCTGTGGTCCAACCGCCCGTTCACCGGCCAGGCCGCCCTCTTCGACCGTGAGGTCCCAGCATGAACCGCGGACTGCAGACGACCCGTGCGGTGGCCGAGACCGGGCTGGCCGTCGTGCCGGTGAACCGGGACCAGGCGTTCGCGTTCATCGACGCTGTCCACCGCCACCACGACCGGCCGGCGGGCTACCGGTTCGCGGTTGGCGCGGCCCTCGACGGGCGTCTGGTCGGTGTCGCCACCGCTGGGCGGCCGGTCGCCCGGGCGCTGGATGACGGCTGGACTATCGAGGTCACCCGTGTAGCGACTGACGGCACCCGCAACGCCTGCTCCCTGCTGTACGGAGCGTGCTGGCGGATGGCCCGCGCGGGCGGGTACCGGCGCGCGGTCACCTACACGCAGGCCGGTGAATCTGGTGCGTCGCTGCGGGCCGCTGGGTGGCGGCTCGTGGCCGAACTCCGCGCTCGTGGCGGCTGGAACATGCCGGGCCGACCCAGGGCGGAGAAGGCCACTGGTGGCGTCGCCCGGTACCGCTGGGAGATCACTGCGCCGAACTACCAGGCTGGTGAACCGCTGCCCGAGCTGTCTTTTCCCCTGCCCGAGGCCCCCGCCTCGCTGTTCGACTGCTGCGAGGCGTCGTGAACGATTCTACAGTTGACCGTACCGACAGTGCAGAGTAGAGTCGTGTGTAGGCTGGTTCCGGGCAGCGCCGAACAGACCTCCCCGGAACCAGCGCACCAACCCCACCAAGGACCTACGGGCCGGGATCCTGGAAGCGCGACCCGACGCCTTCGCAGCCCATGCTCGGACGCGCGGCCCGCGAACAGACACACCGAGGAGACACGAATGACTGGCCAGCCGAGCCCGGGGGAGTTGTGGGGCCGGGCGTACCGCGACCACATCGCTCTCGGGCCACCCGGCCAGGCCGAGCGGTACCACGATCTGATGATCGAGCACGGCTACCGGGTCCCGCCCTGCGACTGGACACCCGGACGACCCCGAGAGGAACCGACGTGACCGACCTCGAGCCAACGCCCGAACTGATTGCCTGCGCCCGCCGGGTCGCGACCCACGAGTGGGAACTCGCCGCCGAAGACCCCATTCCCAACGACCCGTCCCTCTTGGCGCTCATGGACCGCGGGTACGTCGGCGTGCACTACCGACCGACGCGGCTGCGCCTGGACTACCTCACGTTGACGGCGTTCGGCCGGGGATGGCTCGCCAGGAACAGCACAGGGATGACCACGGAAGGCGAGCAGCAATGACACCCGAGCTTCGTGTCCACCAAATCGGCAACGATTGGGAGGACAACCATCAACCTGAGTTCGGGTTCCTGGTAGCTGGAACCGTGGACCCTGACGAAGCAACACCGTTCCTGGCCGGCTGGATCTCGGTTGGTCAAGATCCGGTACTGACTGAGAAAGAGGCCTACGAGCGCGTCGCTGCCCTCGAGGTCATCCCCGGTCTGTACCGGTGGAACCCTTGCCACCCGAGTTCCTGCTTCGAGGATGGACCTCACCGTCCCGGCCACATGGACCGTGTTAACGTCCGAGGGCGTGGAGTGTTCCCCGCCGTCTACTTCCAACAGCGATGACCGCAGCCAGATCACGCGGGGTCGACCCCGGCAACGTGCCCCTTTGGGAGGACTCTGTGTCACCGAGGTTGCCCAGTGGGCGCAAGCGACCTGACGGTGAGAGCACCAACAAGGTCGTGACCAGCGTTCAGATCGGTGAGAACGCACCCTTGTTTCGAGACATTCTGCGGCTCTTCGTTCCTGAGGGCTCGACCATCGCCGACGTTACGTGGGGGAAGGGAGCCTTCTGGCGCGATGTGCCTGAGGGGCTCTACAAGGTTCTCGGCACCGATGTCCAGACCGGCGTGGACTGCCGCGACCTCCCTTACGAGAACGGCTCACTCGATACTCTGGTTCTTGATCCGCCATACATGGAGGGACTCTTCCGCCAGTCGGAGAAGGAGATGGCCGGCGACGGATCCCATGGTGCCTTCCGGGACCGCTACAGCAGCGGCAAGGCGACCGAGCATGTTGAGGGCGCACCGAAATACCATGATGCCGTTCTCGATCTCTACCTCAAGGCGGGAGAAGAGGCCTGGCGCTGCTTGCGCAACTATGGCGTGTTCATCGTTAAGTGCCAGGACGAGGTCAGTGCCAACCGTCAGCGCCTGACTCACGTTGAGTTGATCAATGCCTGGGCCGAACGTTTCTACTGCAAGGATCTCTTCGTCGTCGTTCGCACGAACAGCCCGGGGATCGTTCGAATGATCAAGCAGGAGCACGCGAGAAAGGCTCACTCCTACTTCTTGATCTTCGTCAAACGAAACCCGGAGTTCCCCAAGCGCATCCGTCCCACCGCTACCGAGGCGAGTATCCGGGGCGGTGGGGCGCCGTGACGATCGGGATCGGCTTGGCCGCAGCTTGGCGCGCACTCGGCCTGGCGGTGGACGCCGGGGACCTCGCCGGCTGGGACACGGCGGTGTTCTCAGCCGACCGCGCGTACCGGTACGTGCTGACCCGGACCTGGTCGACCGAGCCCGGCCGGGTCGCGGTGTGGGTGATGCTCAACCCCTCGACGGCCGACGCGTTCACCGCCGACCCGACCGCGCGTCGCTGCCGTGGGTTCGCCCAGCGGTGGGGCTGCCGCGGCATGGCGATCGTGAACCTATTCGGACTCAGAGCGACCGATCCGGCCGTGATGCTCACCCACCCGGACCCGGTCGGCCCGGTCAACAACGCCGTCCTCAACGCTGTTGCCGCCGACCCCGAACTCGCTCGTGGTCTGTGGATCGCCGGGTGGGGTGCCCATGGCGCCCACCGCGATCGGAGTCGGGGCGTCTCACGGCTCCTCGACCAGCACGGCGTCCAGCTCTGGACCGTCGGTGTGACGAAGGCGGGGCAGCCCCGGCATCCGCTGTACGCCCCGGCTGACGCCCCGTTGACCCGGTGGCCCGGTAGCTGCCAGCCTCGATCAGCCAGTCCCGGCGCCTCTACCCGTGCATACTGAACCCCATGAGACCGCTGGACCCAGCCAAACCCGCAGGTAAAGGCGGCTGCACCGGACACCTCAAAGGCAGCAAACCCCCGAAGCTCTGCGACCGGCCAGCATTCTCCGGCACCGACAAATGCAAGCTCCACGCCGGGAAATCGGCACTGGCCGCAGCCCACGAAGGCCGTGTCCGCGTCGAAGCCGCATACTGGTCACTACCCGACACCGTCAACGCGGACCCCGCTGAGTTCCTGCTTCGCCTCGTGACACAACGCAGCCTCCGCGTACGGACCTACTCCGCTGCGGTCGCCGCGGGGCATGTGTCCCTCGTGGAAGTCCTCACCGCTGATCCCACCGCGGCGCATCTGGACCCGACCCGCGCGGAGAACGTCCGCCGCGGTGAGGAACAGATCGCCCCCGACCTGGCTGCTGCGACGACCAGACTGAACCAGGTCTTCACCACGGGGGACGTTGGTGCCCTCGTCGGGATCTACCAACCGTGGGTCCCAGGGATGGGCCTCAGCATGATCAAGGGCGCCCTCGAACAGCTCCGTGACCTTGAAGAGCGAGAGATCCGCCTCGCTGCTCACCTCGCGATGACAGCGGTGAACGCGGGCCTCGCGAAGACACAAGACGCTGTCCTCCACCAGGTGTCCGGGATGCTTGCGACCGCCGTCCAGTCGATCCTCGATGACCTGGGTTTGGGTGATGACCCCCACGCGATGCAGGTCGTGTCCACGAGGCTCCTCGCGGTGGCCGGCGGGTGAACGTGACGGAGGCGGTGTTCGCCCGGGCAGCGGCGAGGTTCGCGCCGCCCGGTGAACGCCCCACGGAGCTCGGTGACCCGTTGACGTTGGCGGTGTCCCTCGACCCGGGCGTCGCGGACCGCCCCCATCTCCGCATCATCGCCGCCGACGTCACGGACATCGAAGCGGGCACCTGCGAAGCGCTCCTCGTGACGACCCCACCGCAGGTCGGGAAGAGCACCTTGGCGGTGGAGTGGACGGCGTTCTGGTGGCTGATCCTCCACCCCACAGCACGGATCATCATCGCGTCCTACGGTGACGACCTTGCCGTGAAGCGGGGGAAGAACATCCGCACACTCATCAGCCGTTACGGCGCCCGGTACGGGCTGGAGCTGGAGTTCGGGTCCCGGTCAATGAAGGACTTCTCCGTGGTGACCGGCGGTGGCGTCCGCTCAGTCGGGATCGGCTCCGGGCTGACCGGCCACGGCGGTGACCTGCTCCTCATCGATGACCCGCACAAGGACCGTCAGGAGGCGGACTCCCGGGTCACCCGGGACGCGATCGAGGAGTGGTACTCCTCAACGGCGGATTCTCGTCTGTCCCCGGGCGCTCGGGTAGTGATGATCCTGACCCGGTGGCACGACGATGACCTCGCTGCGCGGCTCGTCACGAAGGAAGGCAACGAAGCGGACGGGGGGCGGTGGCGTGTGCGGCACATGCCGGCGTTGGCGACCGCCGCCGATGACCCGCTGGGCCGCCAGTTCGGCGACCCGTTGCCGCACCCGAAGATCCCCACGGGTGATGTGGCGGCGGCGGCGGCGCATTGGGCTGCGAAGCGCCGCACATCAACGGTGCGGGACTGGGCATCGATCTACCAGGGTGACCCGCAGCCGGTCGAGGGTGCGCTGATTGCGAGGGAATTGCTGGCTTCTCGCCGTCATCTGCCACCTTCTACGGGGGTTGTGCGGGCCGCTGTCGCGGTGGACCCGTCAGGTGGTGGCCGGGACACAGCTGGGGTCGTGGGGGGGTTCCTCGGTGAGGACCAGCGGGCGTATGTGACTGCTGACCGGTCAGCGGTGATGTCGTCGGAGGCGTGGGCTCGGGCTGCGTGCAGGTTGGCGGCGGAGTTGGACGCTGACCGGGTGGTCGTGGAGACGAACTACGGCGGGGACATGGCTGTCCTCGCGGTCCGTACAGCGTGGGTGGCGTTGCGGGGTGAGGACACGGTTGGGCTGTTCGACCGGTTGCCGCCGCGGGTTGTGTCGGTGCGGGCACGGAAGGGGAAGCTTCTCCGGGCGGAGCCGATCGCGCAGCAGTTCGTGGAGGACCGGGCCAGGTTGGGTGCGTATCTGCCTGAGCTGGAGGAAGAGTGGTGTTCGTGGATGCCGGACTCCGCGGAGTCGCCGGGCCGGTTGGATGCGTCGGTGTATCTGTTGTATGACCTGTTGCCGCTGCCGGGGACGGGGGTGGTGGTGGGGTCTCCTGCGGGGGTTGATCGGCGGTCGGTGCGGGGTGTTGGTGGGGCGGTGATTCGGCGTGGTGGTGTGGGTGTGGCGCGGCGGTTTCAGTAGCGTTCGTGTTTGACACGGAGGGTTGGGGGCTGTACCGTGTTAAACACGAACCTCCCCACCAAGGAGACACCATGAAGCCTCTCAAGCTCACGTGCGGAGCACAGTCCATGGACAACCACGGTGAGCCCGCCGGACCCGCCTGTTACCTGGACCGTGGCCATGGTGGGAAGCACCTCGACCGGAGCTGGTATTCGTGGCAGGGCACCTCAGACATCACCGAACTGGCCGCGTACCGCGCGTACAAGGCGCAGCAGAGTGCTGCGTGGTTCCTCAGTGAGGCTGGCCGCAAAGACATGCTCGCGGAAGCCGACCGCTTGTTCGAGCGGGTGTGACGGCCATGACTGCCACCGTCACGCTGAAGCGCGTAAGCACCGGCGTGTGGGAGGTGTACGCCGACGACGCCCTCATTGGCCGGGTCGAGCGCCGCTACCACCGTTACTGGGCCTTCGCCCTGGCCGGCGCCGAGAAGACCCAGGGCATGTACCAGACGCGCCTCGCCGCCGCTAACGCGATGGTCTCGTGTAAGGCGATCCGCGCCGATCAGGCCGCCGCCCTGCGCCCCCCACCGGGGTTCGAGGCCGTCATCGCGTCGGAGGTCCGGGTCGGTGACGTCCTCACCCGTACGGACCGCTATGCGGGGCAGTGGTGCCCGCCGCTGGCTGTTACGTCGATCATCGTTGGTTCAGCGGTCGATGACGGGGCTCCTGTGTTCGTGTTCCGGATGGAACGCGGGGAGTGGTTGGTGACCCCGTCATGTCTGTTGGGACGCGCCGTTGCACCGCACTGCACCTGCGGCCATGAGCTCCTCCACTACTACGGCGGTAACTGCCAGAACCTCCCAACCCACACCACGAGTTGCGGCGTCTGCCGCTGCGACTGGCCCGCCGCGGGCAGGGCCTGGCCGACATGAGGCCTGCCGGGTTGGTCGAGATGAGCCGCACGGTGATCATCGAGGACGGCCGGGTCTGGCACGAGCTGATCGAGCCGGTCTCTGTCGGTGGCTGTATCGAGCCGTGCCCGTACGAAACCGACCGTGGCTCCTACGGGGACCGGCGGTTGGGAACCCACCAGATGAGGAGTACCTGATGACGAACGAGGCGGTTACTGGCCCGACGCAGCCTTTGCGGGGAGTGGAGCTCGCGAGGCGGACGCTGGAGTGGATCACTGAGCATCCCGACCTGTGGGATCAGGGGAGCTGGCAGTACATCCTCTTCCCTGATGGGAGAGATCCTCAGGTCACCCGAATCGAATCTGCCGCCGAAGCTTCCTGCGGGACCGTGGGCTGCTTCGCCGGGCACGCTGTGCTGCTGGCCGGGGCCAAGAACGTCGTTCTCTACGACGGAACATTCAATCCGGAGGTAACGGCAGAGGACCGCGAGCCTGGGTACCGACAAGTCGAGCCTGGGTACCGACAAGTCGATCAGCATGACGGCCCTTCGCGCTGGATGGAAGTCGTCCTTACCCCCAGCGGAAACCTCGCAACCATACGCGAGTATGCGGCCCAGGCTCTCGGGCTCTCTGATTACGAAATGTCCTCGCTTTTCTTCGAACATCGCACCCTGGAAGAGCTGACTGAGCTGATCGAAGAGTGGGAGAGGACGGGGGTCGCGCCATGACGGACGAACAGGTGACGGTGCCGGCGGCCGGCACGATCCCCGTGAACGACGCCGAGAAACTGATTCGCCAGATCACCATGCGGTGGACGTGGGCTTGGGAGGTGCTCGCCTCGATGCAAGACCCGACGCAGGACGGGCTCCCTGCCCGCAGCGAGTTCAGCCCCGAACCGTGGCTCGATATCCAGGAACTCGCCGAGGAACTCAGCATGGGCGCGAAAGCGCTGGCGGAGCTGGCTGCTGCTCGCGCCGAGTTCCTGACGAACGGACCCATCGAAGAGCAGGAGGCTGAGGATGCCCCGTAGCCGTGTTGTGCGACCTGTGATGGGTGTCCGTATCAGCGCCGCCGGCACCGCTGCTGTAGACGCGTTGGCGGCGGAGGCCGGGGTGAGCCGCAGCGAGATGGTCCGCCGGTTGCTGTCGTACGCCGTGTCGCACATGCCGAGGCCTGTTCCTGGGTTGGTGCCGCACGTGGAGTGTGGCCACTCGAAGTACCAAGGGTCGGGTGGGAAATGCTCCCAGCCGAGCTGCGAGAACTACCTGGGGTTCACCCCCGCGCGGCAGGCCGATACTGGTCTCCCGCTTCTGCCGTTACGACCTGAGATTGGTGAGTAGCCATGCCGAAGTTGTCTGGAGTGGCTGTGCTGGTCGCCCTGGCTGTGGTTCTGTCGGCGGCGAAGTGTGAATCTCCCCGGGAGCAGCGGGGCACGCACCCAACGAGTACCTCAGTGAAGAAGGCGAACCGATGATCCCGAGGTGGCGAGACGTGGCGACGGTAGCTGGGTTGTACGCGCTGCTGCTCCCGGCGGCGTTCGCGTTCGGCTACGTCGTGGCGGCGGCGGTCGGGTACGTGCTGGGGAAGAACCCGTTCTGATGAAGCCGTGGCATCCGCGGTTGCGGGCTATGGCGTGGGAGTGGGCTGAGCTGGGGGCCGTAGCCGATCGTCTCGCTGAGGGTCTCCTGCCGCTGGAGACGTGTGAGTACTGCGCCAGCGACGGTGACCCGACCAAGGTTGCTGGGCTCGGATCCCGCGGCGAGTTGTGCGCCAGCGTCTTCGCCGAGGCGCTCACCGTGTTTGACCTAGCCTGGGACCAGCGAGTCGCTACGGCATGGCTGAGAACGCTGCGGTGAGTCAGGCTTACCAACTCCAAGCTGAACTTGGCGTAGATATGGCGTTCACAACCCTCCCATCCCCTTCGGCCGCCGCTGCGCGGGCTACTCTGCCCCTGTGACTGGTCTCCGCGTCTCCCCCGAGCTCATCGCCCTGACGGTCGCCCTGCTGACGTTCGGCGCGACCGCCCGCATCACCCGGTTCCTCAACGCAGACGAGTTCGCCCGCCCGATCCGCGAATGGGTCGAGCGGCGCTTCGGAACGGACTCCTGGCTGGACTACCTCATCGGCTGCCCGTGGTGCCTGAGTATCTGGGTCGCGGCCGTGGTAGTCCCGCTGGGTTACTGGTTCGGGACGACGCCCTGGTTCTTCCTGCCGGCGTCGGCGCTGACCGTGTCGTACGGGTACGCGCTCCTCGCGCAGACAGCAGACGAGGACTGACCCGCGTGGCCGCCCGGAAGTGGGGTGTGGAACGGCTCGCGTTGACCGCGTCGGCCGCGCGGGTACCGATCCGGAAAGCGAAACGGACCCTAGGACGGCTGTCCGTGGACGCTGAGTGGCAGTCCAGGGCATGGGACTACCTCGAGCGGTCCCCGGAGCTGAGCTTCAGCACCCGGTGGCTGCGGAACGCGTTGAGCCGAGCAACCCTGAGCATCGTGGACGCGGCGACCGCAGACGACGCGGAACCTGTACCGCTGGCTCACCCGCAGGCGGAAGCAGCGCTCGCGGATCTGTTCGGCGGCCCGACTGGGCAGTCGCAGATGCTCGGCGAGTTCGCGGTGCACCTGACGGTGCCGGGGTCGTGTTGGCTGATCGGCCGGACCGCGGCGGAAGCCAGCGAAGACGAGACTGAAGTCGACCGGTGGCAGGTGGCCTCGACGGAGGAACTGAACCGTGCCGGTACCGGGGTCGCGTTGGACACCGGCGACGGCACGAAGACACCCCTGACGGATGAGGACATCATCGTCCGGGTGTGGCGCCCATCGGAGCGGCGCCACTGGCTCGCGACGAGCCCCGTGCGGAGCCTCCTCGATGTCCTCTCCGACATTGAGGGGTTCAGTGCGCATAACCGGGCTGTGATCGATTCGCGGCTCGCCGGGAACGGGTTGCTGCTCCTCGCGGACGAGATCAAGCTCCCACCCCCGTCGCAGGACGCGGAGGGGCTGCACCCGGACCCGTTCATGGCGGCGCTGATCGAGGCGATGGTGACTCCGATCAGCGACCGGAACAGCGCGTCCGCTGTGGTACCGCTCGTCGCGACTGGGCCGGCGGACGCGATCGCCGCATCGAAGCATCTGACGTTCTCGACTGAGTTCGACCGTCGGATCCTGGATTTGCAGGCCGGCGCGATCGGGCGGCTCGCTACAGGCATCGACGTGCCGCGGGAGGTGCTCCTCGGGCAGGGCGACGTGAATCACTGGGGAGCGTGGTTGATCTCCGATGATGCGCTGCGGCTGCATGTCGAGCCGCTCCTCGCGACGATCTGTGATGCGTTGACGTCGGGGTATCTGCGGCCGGCGGTGAAGACGTTGGGCGGTGATCCGTCGAGGGTCGCGTTGTGGTTCGACACGTCGCAGGTGGTGCAGCGCCCGAACCGGACTGCTGAGGCTAGGGATCTCACTGATCGGGGTGCGTTGTCGGATGAGGCGTATCGGCGGGAGGCCGGGTTCAGCGAGGATGACGCGCCGACGCCGGACGAGGTCGGTCGGCGGCTGCTGTTGAAGGCCGCGATGGTGGACCCGCAGCTCCTGCCGGAGGTGCTTCGCGTGTTGGGGTCTTCGATCACGATCAGCGTCCCGCCGCCGGCACCTGCACCTGCGCCGACGCCGCCGGTTGATGCTCCACAGGTTGTGGACGACCCTGTGGACGGTCCCCCGGCCGCCCCGGAGGAGTCCGCGCCGTGACCGGCCCATCAGCATGTGAGCTGACGGTCGCGGACCTCGCTGTGACCCGCGCGTTGGAACTCGCGGGGAAGCGCCTCATCTCCCGGTCCCAGGACCGCGGACCGCACTGGTCCCGGCACACCAGGTGGGCTGTGGACCCGGACCGGCTGGACTATCTCCTCGGTGGGGCGTGGGACCTGATGCCGCTCGCCGCCCCGGACTACACGCATCTGATCCCCGCTCTGGACCGGTACGTGCGGCAGCTGCTACTGGCTGGGCAGGCCCATGATCGGCGGTACTTGCCGGCAGCGTTGGCGGTATCCCATGCCTGAACCTGACCGTGATCCGCTGCTTCCGCAGAAGCTGATCGCCGCGGCGAAGGTAGCCCGCGCGGAGCGGGACCTGCGGGCCGCGGTGTTGGCGGCGATGACGGAGTTCCTCGATGTGGCGAAGGATCGCCTGTTGGGTGACCCGGTCGGGTTGACGGCAGCTGCTGCACCCGACCCGGATGCGTGGCCTGCTGGCCCGGAGTGGGTGTCTTCCCTGGATCTGCATTTCGCCCCGGTCGTCGGGGACGTGTTCGAGGCGCAGTTCAACGCCTACGCGGCGCAGGTAGACGTGCCTGTCGGCCCGTACCGGGCGGAGTACCTGGCGCAGGTCCAGGACCGGTTGACGGCGTGGCCAGCCGGCGCGTTCGAGGAGGTCCGCCGGGAGCTACAGGCGGGGCAGGCAGCGTCGGAAACGATCCCGCAGCTCCGGGACCGCGTCGCCCGGACCCTCAACATCGACGCACCGTCGAGGGCGTTGCAGACACAGATCGAGTCGGTTGAGCGGCGCCTACATGACACACCGTTCGACACCGATGAGTGGTCCCGGCTGTCGAAGGAGAAAAGCCGCCTGTACGAGGCGCTGGACACCGACCGTGGCCGGTGGCGGTGGAAAGCCGACCGGATCGCCCGCACCGAAGCGATCGGGGCGTTGAACGGTGGGCAGCAGCGCGGCGCTGAAGCGTGGTCGAAGATCGCCGGGGTGCAGCTCTACCATCAGTGGCTCGCCGGGCATGACTCTCGGACACGGAAGTCGCATGCTGCTGCTGATGGGCAGATTCAGCCCCTCACCGAACCGTTCCGGGTGGGGTCATCGAGCCTGATGCACCCGGGCGACCCGGCGGGGTCCGCGAAGGAACTCATCCAGTGCCGATGTACACAATCCGTGGTCGATGCTGCCGATGTTGAGGTGCTGACCTCGTATGATCCGATCATCGCCGCCGCTACGGAGGACACCATGACCGAACCGATCAGCGCCCCCGTGGGCGATGAACTCCCGGACGGGTGGCGCGGCCCGCTGATTCCGTTGGACACCGCCTCAGGTGACGGGCGCCGTTATATGGAGCCTGAGGGTGGGGTTCGGTGGCGTGATCTCCCGTTGACGCTCATGGCGATGATGGAGTCTCAGGCGTTCCATGATGGGTCGCTGCCGGCGGGTCGTATCGACCGGATCTGGGTGCAGGACGGCATGGTGTGGGGTGAAGGGTCCTACGACCTTGCTGGTGAGGCTGGGGCGGAAGCCGCGCGGCTGTTGAAGGCGGGCATGTTCCGGTGGGTGTCCGTGGACCTGGATGACTTGTCCGGTGAGTGGGTGATGTTGAACCCGGCCGGTGTGCCGTTGACCCCGGAGGAGATCCAGGGGGTCGAGGAGGCGTACTGGATGGACGACCCGGAACTGTCTCCGTACCCGCTGGAGGAGATCACGGAGGAGTTCCGCGGGACGGATTGGCGGATCATGGGTGCGACGCAGCTCGCGCACCCGGCGTTCCAGGAGGCGGCGATCGAACCGGTGTACGGGTACGTCCCGGCGGAAACCCCGGTGCCGGCGGCGGACCTCGCGTTGGTCGCTTCTGCGGCGCCGTGTGAACCGCCAGCGGCGTGGTTCCAGGGTCCTCCGCTGACTGAGCTGACTGCGTTGACCGTCACGGACGACGGCCGGGTGTTCGGGCACCTCGCGGCGTGGGACTCGTGTCATACGGGGTTCGCTGAGTGTGTGAAGCCGCCGCGGACTGCCAGCGGCTACCGGTTCTTCCACGTCGGTTCGGTGCGGACGGCGGAGGGCGGCGAGGTGCCTGTCGGGAAGCTGACAGTAGGCGGTGGTCATGCCCCGATCCGTGGTGTGTCCGCCGCTGGTGCGGCGGCGCATTACGACAACGCGGGATGCGCGGTCGCCGTGGTCCAAGCGTCGGAAGACGACTACGGGATCGTGGTCCGCGGTGCGCTCGTGCCGACGGCCACCGATGAGCAGGTCGCAGCGTTGCGTCGGTCGCCGCTGTCTGGTGACTGGCGGGAGTACGCAGGTGCGCTGGAGCTCGTCGCGGCGCTCGCGGTGAACGTTCCGGGGTTCCCAGTGCCCAGGCCGGCGATGGCCGCGTCAGGGCAGCGCCGGGTGGCGTTGGTCGCTGCGGGCATCGGCCCGTTGTCGGTGCTGACGCGGCAGCGGGGGAAGCTGGCTCAGGCGTCGCCGCGTGCCTTGGCGAAGCTCGTCGCGGCTGAGCTCCGTGCGGGTGCCCGCCGTGAGGCGAAGCGGCAGCAGGCTGCGCAGCGCATCGGCCGGGACCCGGCTACGCGCCGCGCAGCAGCCGCGGCCCTGGTCCGCGGCTCCGCGAAGTGAACACCACGGGGGGCATGCCTGGGGTGTCTGAGACGCCCAGCGACATGGTGACGGTGACGGTCCTCGCTGGGCGCGGCGCGACACCGGTACGGATCTCAACGACTGTGTTCGGCTCGGTAGAGGATCTCCTGATGGCGCACAAGGCAGCGTCGGACGGCGACGGACCCTTGTCCGCGGTCATTCTGGCTGACCCTGTAGAAACCTGGGTGATCCCCTGGGACCAGGTCGTCGCTGTCGGGTTCACCCGCTGCGTGGACGTACCAGCGGACGGCATGGGTGAGGTTGTATTCGGCACTGCGACCGGAGGGGTGAACACCGTGGGGTGTAACTGTGGGAAGCGTGGGAAGGCCTCGAGCGGCGTCCAGCCGGTGGAGTGGCTGGTTCGGTCCGCAGATGGCACCGAGCTGGTGTTCTCAGGTGAGGCCGACGCGCGGTCGGTGCAGGCCAGCGACCCAGGGTCGCAACTGTTCCAGCGCCCGACCGCTGTGAACGATGCGACGCTCGCTGCGCACTAACTGAGTCCCTGTGGGCTACTCTGACTCCTGAGAGCATCAACACCGCTGCGCCGCGAGCCGGGTGTACACCCTTCGCCCCGGAGGCAACACGGTGGATATCCTCCAGAAGCTCCTCGACGCGCTTGCCGCTGAAGGCGGAGACGCCAACGCTGTGCTCGCGGAGGTCACCGACCTCAGCGGCCTTGAGGCCGATGTGATCGCCGCGTTCGATGGCATCAACGCGGCGGATGACCTGACCGATGAGCAGATCGCCCAGCTGGAGACGCTGGCCGCTGCTACCGAAGTCATCCGCGCCGAGGAGACGAAGCGCGCTTCGGCTGCTGCTGAGCAGAAGGCCAAGCGGGACGAGCTCGCCGCGAAGGTGAAGCCCGTCGACGCGGACGCCACTGACGGTGATGGTGCTGAGTCCGGTGACGGGGATGAAGGTGCTCCGGAGGCGGTCGAGGACGCGTCGGTCGAGGAGAACACCCCGGAGCCGGTAGTAGCTTCCGGGAAGCGCGCGAAGGTCAACCTCGGTGAGATCGCGCGTCGGCAGAAGCCGGCGGACCGTGAGGTTCCGAAGGGCAAGCCTGCGACGCAGTTCTCCCTGACTGCGGCGGCTGGCCTGTCGGGTTACGAGGTCGGTGCCGCTGTGGATGTGGATGCCCTCGCGGACATGACCCTGAAGCGGCTGAACGGTATGCCTACCCGGGCTGGCGCCCCAGCGGTCCGCGCTGGGATCGCCCGGATCGAACGGGAGTTCCCCGACTCGCTCATCGCGTCCGGCTCCGATGAGGACATGCAGACCGTCATCGATGCGGCCGCGAGTGAGCGGAACCTCGAAGGCGGCTCGCTGGTCGCGGCCGGCGGCTGGTGCGCACCGTCGGTGACGCTGTACGACGTGTGTGAGCTCGGTGAGGACACCGACGGGATGGTGGACGTGCCCGAGGTCGGGATGGCCCGGGGCGGTATCCGTTACGCCGAGGGACCTGACTTCGCCGCGATCTACGCCTACACGGGGTACTTCATCCAGACTGAGGCGCAGAGCATCGCGGACACGGAGAAGCCGTGCTTCGAGATCCCGTGCCCGTCGTTCACGGAGGTCCGCGCTGACGCGGTCGGCCTGTGCTTCACCGCGGGGATCCTCCAGAACAAGGCGTATCCGGAGTTCGTCGCCCGGGTCCTCCGCGGTGGCCTGGCTGCGCACGAGCACAAGAAGAACGCCTCTACGATCGCCCGGATGGTCGCCGCGTCAACGACGGTGACGGTGCCGGCGGCCGGCGGTGACTACGGCGCGACGAACGCCGTGCTGGAGGCTCTCGCGTTGCAGGCGGTCGACTACAGGTACCGGTACCGGATGGCTGACGGTGCGACGCTCGAAGCGGTCGCCCCGAGGTGGCTGCGGGACATGATCATCACGGACATCGCGAAGCGGCAGCAGGGCAACATGGCGCTCGCGCAGGCTGAGATGGATGAGTGGTTCCGGGCCCGCCGGATCATGGTGCAGTGGGTGTACGACTGGCAGGACGCGTTCTCTGCGGCTGGTGTCGGGTTCGGTGGTGCGGACGCGCCGACGGTGTGGCCGGACACGGTGAGTGTGCTGCTGTACGCGGCTGGCACGTTCGTCCGGGCGAATGACCCGGTCATCACGATCGACGGGCTGTACGATTCGACGCTGCTGGCGACGAACAAGTACCAGGCGTTGTTCACCGAGGAGTCCCTGGCCGTTGTGCGGCGGTGCAACCAGTCGCGGCTGATCGTGATCCCGGTCAACCCGTCTGGTGTGATCGGGCCGCAGCTCGAAGCGGTCGCCCCGACAGCCCCGGCTCCGTAACCCTGTGACCCGCTGGGCCTGGAACCTTCCGCCGGGCCCAGCGGCCACCCAACTACTACTGGTGTGAGGAGCGGAGCATGGTGCTCGCGAGCAAGGTAAGGGTCGAGGCTCCGCCTGTGGCCCCTGCCAAGTTCGGCCTGCTTGCCGCTGCGAACGTCATCACCGAGCCTACGGAGCGGTGGGTCGGTGGGGTGGTGTGGACACCGGACTCGTGTCCGGACGCGGCGACCGTAGTGGCTGTGGACTGCGAGGACCCGCCTCCGTTGGACACGCTGACGGACGGCATCGGGGACGACGCGGAAGCAGCAGCGGTCACGGTGTACGCCGGCCTGGTGTGTAAGGCGTTCGGGTTGGGTGATCTGCGGGCCCGCGCGGAGCGGATCCTCGCTTTGGGTGAGGGCTCAGCGGTCGAGGGTGAGTTCTACACGGAGCTCGTGGCTGCGTCGGCGACTGTCGTGGGTACAGCGGCGATGCGTGTGAAGCACGGCATCGGTGAGCTGGAGCGGGCACTGTCGTCGGTGTATCCGGGGGTGGGTGTGTTCCACGCGCCGCGGAGCGTCGCTGAGAAGGCCGGACCTAGGGCTGATGGGCCGGTCTTGCGGACGGTGCTGGGGACGGCGTGGGCGTTCGGCGCCGGGTACGGCAATGTGTCTCCGGCGGGTGTCGCTGCTCCTGCGGGTACGGCGTGGATCTACTCGACGGGCGCGGTGGTGGTCCGGCGTAGCGCTGTGCTGGTCGCCCCGGATGAGGCGCATGCGTTCAACCGGGTCACGAACGAGTCGACGTTCTTGGCGAGTCGGGAGTACTTGGTGCAGGTGGACCCGTGCGCGAGGTTCGCTGTTAACGTCTCGCTGAGTTCGGAGGACTGACCCGATGATTCTGCACACACCGAAGGACGGCGCGGACGCCCGGGAGATGGCTCGGGCGCTGACTGCGGAGCACGGCGCGGAGAACGTTCGGGTCGTCACAGCGGACAGCGGGTTGGCGTTCGAGGTTCACACGGACAGCACCGCGGCAGAGCCGGTGGCCACGCGAACGCAGCCGGTGAAGACCACTACCAGCAACACCACGTCCAAGGCCCGTAAGGGCACCGCCCCCGCACGCGGAGGTAACTGAGATGCCCACGAAGACCTGGAACTCCATCAAGGGCCGCCGGCTCCGCGCGACGAAACTCGATGAGTGCGGCGCTGTTGCTTACGGGGCGTGCGCGTCGTACATCACGAAGGGCTTCATCAGCGTGCAGTACTCCCCCGAGATCGAGGAGGGTGAGGAGTACACGCAGAAACTCGCGGACGGGTCGCTGGCCGTCGATGAGCGAGACGCGGACGCGATCAAGTGGTTCGAGCTGGAGATCGTCATGTCGGGCGTGGAGCCGGACCTGGTGGCGTTCCTCACGGGGCAACCGATGGTGCTGGACTACGCGGGCGCCGCGGTCGGCAACCGCTTCAACGGTGCACCGCTCGCGTCGAACGTCGCGATCGAGGTGTGGTCGGACATCCCGAACCAGGCATGTGTCGCTGGTGACAAGGTCTACGGGTACTTCCTGACGCCGTGGCTGTCGTCCGGGTCGATCGACGCGTTCACTTTGGAGAACGGCGTCGCATCGTTCACGCTGAAGGCCCGCACGAAGAAGGGCTCCCTGTGGGATGAGGGCCCCTACGACGTCGACGGCGCGGACGTGGCGAACACCCCCGGGCCTCTCCTGACGCCGATCGGCGCGACGGAGATGCTCGACATGCACCTCACCGTCATCCCCCCGCCGGCCGTCCCCGTCACACCCGGATGCACGACCCTCGTAGCCCCCTGACCCGGTAGGGGGACCCGATGACGGTCGTACCGCCCCTTGAGGGCCGATGTGCATGGCCGATGGTGATGCAGGACTGTGTGGCGTGGGATGACGCCGACCCCGAGGTGCAGGAGTGGGCGCAGAGCATCGCGACGGACCTGATGTGGGCGTTGTCGGGTCGACAGTTCGGTGTGTGCACCACCTTGGTCCGGCCGTTGTCGTGCCGCCCGATCCTCGTGACCGACGTAGGGCTGTTCGCGGTAGGTGCCCCGCTGGCGGAGTCCCCATGCCCGCCGCTGTGCCAAGCGGTTCGGCTGCCCGGCCCGGTGCTGTCCGTGTCGGAGATCATCATGGATGGTGTGGTCCAGCCGGACACCCTGTGGTACCTGTCCGGTGATGATCTGCTACGCCGCGACGGGGACCCGTGGCCGCTCCTACAAGATCTGTCCCTGCCGACTACGGAGGTCGGGACGTGGAGCGTGGAGTACCTGCGGGGCATCCCAGTGCCGGTCGGTGGGCAGACCGCGGCGGGGACGTACGCCTGCCAGTTGGTGCGGCAGATCACGACGGGGAAGTGTGACCTCCCGGAGCGGGTCACGCAGATAGCCCGGCAGGGCGTCACGATGACGATGCTCGACCCGATGGACTTCCTCAACGCGGGCCGCACCGGGTTGCCGAGCGTCGACGGGTGGCTGGCTTCGGTGAACCCGAACAGGATGCAGGAACCGTCGAGGGTGTACTCCCCCGACACCCCGAGTGTGCAGAGGTGGGCCGGGTGACGCTGCCCGCTGACCCGGTCATCACGGCGGCTGAGAAGCTGCTGGGCTGCCTGACGGACCTACTCGACTCGGAAGCCCCAGTGTGCCGCTCATCTTTGGTCCCGGGCCAAGTGGTGGTGATGGATGAGTGCTGCGACTGCGAATCAGGCATGTCGGAGGGGCAGGCATCGGTCCGGGTCGACTCGGTGTACCCGACGTTGTCGTTCCCGACGCCGCTGACGCAGGGGAACCGGGTCGCTGCTGGCGTCGGTGTGGAGACGTATGCGGTGGTGCTGGAGATGGGGGTTTTCCGCTGCGCCGCGACTATGACGGAGGACGGGTCCCCTCCGTCCGCCGCGGAACTCACAGCGGACGCCGTGGCGGCGCTGCGGGACGCGCAGATCATGCGTCGTGCCGCACGGTGCTGCTTCGGGTTGGACCCGGGCGGCGACGAGGACGAACTGGTGTTGGTCGGTGCGTGGCGTCCGGTTGGCCCGGCCGGCGGCTGCCATGGCGGTATCGTGACGGTCACGACCCTGGTGTATGACTGCGGCTGCTGAGGAGCATGTGATGGTCGACAAGGTGCAAGTCAGAGCATCCGTTCCCGTGCTGGGGCTGGTCGTGGATGAGGAAGCGACTCTGGTGCGGAGCCCCATGGTGGATGGGGCGATCACGAACGGGTACCTCGTGGAGGTCCCCCGCGGCCGGGTAGCGTTGCCGCCCCGTGCCGGTGCTGGTTCCGGTGGCGGTGCGTGGCGTGCCTACGCTGAGGACCATGGTGTGGCTGTCCCCGATGACGCTGGCCGGGACGATGTGATCGCCGCGTTGGACGCCGCCGGGGTGGCTACCGAGGTCCACTCGCTGTCTGCGGAGTAGCTGTGCCGCGTCGGAGCCGGGTCACTATCCACGAGGCGACGCTCGCTGAGCTGCTGACCTCGGCGCATGGCCCGGTCGTGCGGGAGGTGACCCGTGTTGCGTTGCGGGTCGAGGCGAGGATCAAGCAGACGAGCCCCCGCGACAAGGGGCAACTCGCGGCGTCGTTCGACCATGCGGTGCGGGTCGAGGGGTCCCGGGTCATCGCCCGTGTCGGGTCGGATTCGCCGGTCGCGAGGTACCACTCGCAGGGCACAGGTGTGTACGGGCCGCATCGCTCCCCGATCGTCCCGACCCGCCGGACATACCTGAAGTTCCCTGCCCGCGGCGGCGGGTTCGTGTACGCAAGGTCGGTGCGTGGAATCCCCCAGAACGACTGGGTTGTGAAGGCGTTGGAAGCCGAATCGCCGTGGCCGGTCCGGCGGAACCCCGCACGATAGCGGGCACTGCCGGTAGCGGGGGCTAGGCTGAGCGCATCTGATCCGGGAAGGGGATCTCACATGGCAGAAGACACACCACCAGCGACTATGCGGAAGTTCGTCACACCGACACCGGAAACCCCGATCGAGGTCGAAGAGATCCGGTTCGACGTCGACGGTGTGGTGATGACCGCGACCGAACCCGGTGAGGCGCTCTACGGGCAGCTCTACGCCGGCACAGGGCGGATGGCATCGGAAGCGGACCGCCTGTACGTGTTCTTCCGTGTCCTCGATGAGTGTGTAGACCCAGCGGGCCGCAGCGTTCTCCACCAGCGGCTCACCAACAGCACGGACTCGTTCGACGTGACGCAGCTCGGCGAGATCGTGAACTACCTGCTGGAGGAGTTCTCAACGCGGCGGACCGCGAAGGGCAACCGGGCGGAACGCCGCCGCGCAGGGCACAAGACGCGGCCAGTCATTGCCGGTGAGGTCATCACGGAGGACCCGGGCAGTAGCTGATGGCTGGTCCCCCACCGGGGCAGTGGCCGACGATCATCGCGGCCGGCGAGGCGTGGTTCGTTCTCGACGCGCCGGACGGTGAGGGTGAGGAGATCTACCAAGTCCCGGCCGCGCCCGCCCGGCTGTGGTTGGACGCGTTGTCCACGGGTGACCCGTTGGACATCGTCCCGGGCATGGTCGAAGCGGCGGACCGTGAAGTGTTCCTCGACCGGCTGTACAACGACGCGGACCCGCTGGGCATGGCGACGCAGCGGGTCATCGCGACGCAGATCCTCGCGGACGTCACTGGGTTGCCGGGGTGGACTGTGGCTTCGCTCGTGGGGGTAGCCGGGCATCACTGGTGGGTGTTCGACGGGTGGTGCGCTGAGCGGGGCCTGGCCCCGTTGGAGTTGCCGTTCCCCCGCTTCCTCGCATTGGTGTACACGTGGCTCGTGTCGGGGGTGGAGAAGCAGGCCGACCTGGATGATCTGCAACGGCGGTTGTTCGATCCGCCGCCTGGCGCGTTGGATGATGTCGACCCGGATGATCCGGCGACGCTCCCACCGGGTTGGCGCCCGGAGGACCAAGGCTCGGCGTGGGCGGGCGCGCGGCGCCCCTGAGACGCACGCTGCGGGGCTACCTGGGCGGTACGCTACGGGCGGGGCTGCCAGTGCTGTGTGCCGGGCCGTCATCGACGCGGGTGGTGATGAGCGGTGGCGGCGTCCCTGGCGGAGGCAGCGGTCGAGATCATCGCTGAGACTGACCAGGTCGGCCCTGATCTGCGTAGGGGGCTCGTCGCGGCGACGGACAAGGCTGGGTTGGCGGCGCGGAAGGCCCTCGACAAGCACACCGACGGGATCACGAAGGACGCGGCCGCCGCCGGCACGAACGCAGGTAAGGCTCTCGGGAGGACCCTGACGAGGGAAGCCGACCGGGCTGGGAAGCAGGCCGGTGCCGCTGCTGCTGATGGGCTGTCGTCCACCAGTGGGCGCCTCAAGTCGGTCCTCACTGGGTTCGCTGGGGCTATCGCTGCCGCGTTCGCTGTTGACCGGATCGCGTCGTTCGTGTCTTCCACGATCAAGCTGGCGTCGGACCTGTCGGAGACGGTGAACAAGAGCAACGTGATCTTTGGGCGGAACGCCGCCGCGGTCACCAAGTGGGCTCAGACCGCTGCGACCTCATTCGGCCTGTCGAAGACGGCTGCGCTGGACGCCGCCGCCAGCCTCGGGAACATGTTCCAGCAGCTCGGCATCGGCGGGCCCCGAGCCGTGAAGATGTCCCAGGGCGTCGTCAAGCTCGCCGCTGACCTCGGGTCGTTCAACAACCTCGAAACGGCTGATGTGCTGGCACGTATCCAGGCCGGGTTCCGCGGCGAGTTCGACTCACTGCAAGCCCTCATCCCGAACATCAACGCGGCCCGCGTCGAAACTGAGGCGCTGAGCATCACCCACAAGAAGAACGCGAAATCGTTGACGGCCGCTGAGAAGGCCACCGCGACGCTCGCGATCATCCAGCGCGACGGGCGTGCCGCAGCGAACGACTTCGCTGAAACCTCCGGTGGGCTGGCGAACTCGCAGAAGATCTTGTCGGCGCGGCTCGATGACACGAAAGCGAAGATCGGCGCCGGTCTACTCCCGATCATGCAACGGCTGCTGGGGTTCGTCGCGGACGTGGGTGTGCCGGCGTTCGAGCGCCTCGCCCAGTGGGTGCAGCAGAACTCCACCACGATCAGCGCGTGGGCTCAGACCATCTCAGGGGCGGTCCTCGTAGCACTCCGAACCCTAGGCGGGGCAATCGCTACCGTGGTCTCTTGGACGCAGACATCAGTGCAGTGGCTCCGGGAGCACGAGAAGACCGCGAAGGTACTCGCGGTGGTCTTGGGGATCCTCACGGGGATCTACCTGCTGCACCGTGTCTACCTCACGGCGCTCGCGGTCGCTCAGGCGGCGGTCGCGGCGAAGACAGCGGTCATGACGGTCGCGGCGAACGCGCAGCGGGTCGCGATGGTCGCATGGTCGGGGGTGATGGCCCTGGTCACCGCTGCGCAGTGGGCATACTCAACGGCGGCGAACTCGGCGCTCCTCGCGACGATCCGGTCTACGACTGCCACAGTCGCGTCATCGATCGCGACGAAGGCCGTCGCCGCAGCTACCGCGGCGTGGACGGTGGTGCAGTGGGCGCTGAACGCGGCGATGACGGCGAACCCGATCGGCATCATCATCGCGATCATCGTGGCTCTGGTCGTCGCGATCGTGCTGGCGTACAAGAACTCGGAGACGTTCCGGAACATCGTGCAGGCCGCATGGTCCGGCATCCAGAAAGCCGCTGTGTGGGCGTGGGGCATCCTCCAGCCGATCCTTCTGAACATCTGGACCGCGTTGAAGTTCCTCGGTGGGGTGTTCGTGTGGTTGTACCAGAACGTCATCCGACCGATCTGGGCAGCGATCGCGCTCGCGATTCAGATCGCGATGGTCATCATCAAGGTCTGGTTCGGGCTCGCGCAGGTCTGGTTGAAGATCCTCGGTGCTGCGTTCATGTGGCTTTGGGAGAACGTTATCCAACCTGTGTGGGCTGCGATGCAGGTAGCCGCTGGGGTTGTGTGGGGCGCGGTGCAGTTCTGGTTCGGGGTGATCCAGGCCGGCTTGAAGGTCCTCGGAACCTGGTTCACGTGGCTGTACCAGACGGTGATCTTGCCGGTGTGGGCCGGGATCAAGGCCGCGATCGACTTCGCGTGGCGCGGTATCCAGGGGATCTGGCTGGGTATCCAGATCGGCATCGCGTGGCTCGTGGCCCGGTTCCGCTGGTTCCAGGGGATCGTGCTGATGGTGTGGAACGGGGTGCGGCAGGCCATCGCGAACGGGTGGGCCGGTATCAAGCGGATCTTCGAGATCTTCGCGTCGTTCATCCAGGACCAGGTCGTGGCCCGGTTCAAGCGGGGAGTGGCTGGTATCGCTGCGGCGTGGGCGTCGATCAAGGAAGCCGCGAAGGCACCCGTACGGTTCGTGGTGGAAACGATCTTGAACAACGGGATCCTCGCCGCGGCGCGGAAGATCGGTTCGCTGTTCAACATCTCGGGGGCGTCTGGGTGGAAGGTGTCCCTGCCGGCGGGGTTCGCCCGCGGTGGGCAGATCCCCGGCCGCCCGTCGCACACCGACAACATGCTCGCCCCGGTCGCGTCGGGTGAGTTCGTCGTGAACACGCGACAGACCGGCAAGTATCTGCCGCTGCTCGAAGCGATCAATGCGGGGAAGCTCCGCGGCTACGCAACCGGTGGGTTGGTCGGCAGCCGCGGTGGGCCAGCGGGCGGACCGTTCGATTTCCTCGCGAACCCCCTCGGTGCGCTGCGGGGCTTCGCTGCGAAGTTCTCCCGGACACCGGGAGGGGCGATCGGTGGGGCACTCGCCGGTGTTGGGCGGAGACTCCTGACGGGCATCATCGACTGGATCAAGGACAAGGTCGAGACGGTCGGTGCGATCTTCTCCGGGGGGCCAGCGTCGTTGGGGTCGAAACCGGGGTCTTCGATCGGTGCGATCCTCGCGGTCGCGCAACGCTTCAACCCGGCGGCGCGGCTGTCGAGCGGGTTCCGACCTGGTGACCCGGGGTATCACGGGCAGGGGTTGGCAGCTGACCTGATCGGTGGCGGCTCGGCTGGGATGGCGCGCATCGCGAAGGGGTTCTACGCAATCGCGAACCGGCTCCTCGAACTCATCCATTCCCCGTCGTGGTTCGTGAAGAACGGTCGGAAGGTGGGCGCCTCGTTCTACCGGTCGGTGTTCGACCAGCACTTCAGCCACGTGCACGTCGCGGCCCGTAAGGACGCGTTGTCGTTCGACTCGGCTGGGGTCCTCCCACCGGGTCTGAGCACGGTGTACAACGGGACCGGTGGCCCCGAGGCGCTGTTCAGTCTGGAGCAGCTCAGAGTGTTGCAGCCGAAACCGGTCCTGACCGATGAGCAGTGGGCATCGATCGGACGTCGGGTCCGGGGCGGCGACGGCGCTGCTGCGGGGTTCGGTGCCCGGCTGGGGCAGGACCCGATACCTACACCAGCTACCCGCCGCCGCGGGCAGGATGATCCGCCTGGTGGGCCCGCTTCTCGGGGCGGGGACACTTACCACGTGTACTCACCCGCGACGGACCCTCTGATCGTGGCTCACAAGGTCGCAGCGACCGTAGCCCGGAGGGTGTGACATGGCGTGGCACGGCTACTTCTCCCTCGCGGGTAACGAGGTCGTCAACAACGAACGCGCCGTGACGTACGCACGGGCCTACGGTGTGCATGAGGTGCAGACCGCGGCGGGATATCCGGGGTTGCCGCTGGCACTTGATGAGGCTGGGTACGTGCTGCCGCCCGTTGATGAAGCACCATGGTACGACCAGGACTACCCGGTGTCGGAGCGGTTCTGCGGCGTGATCGGGAAGACCGTCACGGGGCTCGACAAGAACCCCATCGAGCAAACCCTCACCCCGCGTGCTACGGACGGGTCGGTCCCTGCGCGGCGGCGTCTCACTCATCGGGAGGTCGCGTTCACGGTCCTCCTCGTTGCGCTCGATGAGGAGGCGCTGTCGTACGGCATGTCGTGGCTGACGTCAGCTCTGACCGGGGCGCCCTGCGCCGCTGGGTGCGGTGGGGATGACCTGTGCTTCTTCGGCTCGCCGCCGGCCGGGCTCGGCGATGAGCAAGCCAGGCTGCTCCTCGATGTCGTTCTCCTCGATGGTCCTGAGCTGACCGGTGTGAAGCGGTTCACGGAGCGGACCTGCGGCAACACTACGGCTGCCCCAGTGATCGCCGAGGTGACGTTCACCTTGGCAGCCGGGTCTCCGCACATCCATCACGCCCCCACCGAAGTCGTTCCGCAGTCGGTGTTCGCGTTCCCCGCTCCGAACAACACCTGCGCGTACCGCTGGGTAGAGACTCCCGGCGGGACGTGCAATTCATGCGGCCCGGACCCATCACTGATCGAGGACCCCGTCTTTCCGGACCCGGACCCCGCGCCGGGTGTTCCCGTGCCGACCGAGCCGGCGCAGTGCACCTCAGCGTTCTCGGCGGCGACGATCGTGGCCACGTTCGCTGCGGGGTCGTCACCGCAGTGGCTCGATGCTGTACCGCTGATCACGGTGCGGACCGGTATCACCTCCATGCGGCGTCTTCGGGTCCGGTTCGGTGCCGCACCGCCTGGTGGCTGCGAGGGCCTGTTCGATGACACCTGCGCGGTGTGCGGCGAGGTCGGGATCCCGTTCCTGCCGGCCGGTTCGGTAGCTGTCATCGACGGTCGCCGGGAAACCGTCACCGTGGAACACGGCCCTTCGGCGCAGACGTACATGCCGGCGGTGTACGGGCCGGGAGGTTCCGCACCGCTGTGGCCCATCCTGACCTGCGGCCAAGCGATGTGCGTGGAAGTGTCAGCGGACGCCGACACGGTCAGCATCGATGCGTCCGCTGAGGTCGGGTTCGTTATCCGTTCGGACGCGGCATGAGCCTCGGCTGTGGGGTGCACACCGCGGCGGTTCATTGGCGTGGCGGCGCCCGGAAGCTCATCGACTTGCCGTCGATCAGCTCGGGGCAGTGGGACCGCCGCGTCGATGAGATCAGCGAAGCGACCGTCACTGTCGAGAAGGGCCGCGCCGCTTCGGCGTGCTCAGCGGAGTTGGGCAGCATCACTCCGTTCGCCCACGAGCTGACGGTGTACCGCGACGCTGAGCCGGTGTGGCAAGGCCCGATCAGCAAGGTCACGGAGACCCGCACCACGGTGACGGTCGACGCCCGGGACGTTCTGTACTATTTGGACGCCCGGGTTAACTCTGAGACGTATTCGTTTACGGGCGCGGCCGCGATGGACCTGTCCTTGATCGCAGGGTGGCTGATCCGGAACGGGTTGCACCGCGATGACCCGAACGTGGAGCAGTGGCTCCAGATCACCGAGTCCGGCATCATCGGTGAGCGGGCTGCATACGCCCAGAGCGTCGTGATCTTGGATGAGCTCGCGGAGCTGGGCCGCAACGGTCTGGACTTCACCACGGTCGGGCGGCGCATCATCGTCGCACCCGAACTCGGGCCGCTCGTCCCGGTCCGTGCCCGGCTGACTGACGCGGACTTCCTCGGGGATCTGGAGGTAGAGGTCAGCGGTGATGACGCCGGCACTAGGTGGATCGTGGAGGGCGCGGCGACAGAGACCGACACGGGGGAATCCGGTGAGCCGCTCCGCGGTGTTGCAGGTGGTGTAGACCCGTTCCTCGGGTTGGTCGAGCGGATCGCTCGGGAGGACTCGATCCTGGATCAGTCGTCTGCGGCGGTGTCCGCGCAGCGGCGGGTCGCGGTGTCGAACCCGGCACCGGTGTATCTGCGGGTGCCGCAGGGCGCCCAGTTGGCGCCGGCCGCTCCGGTGAGTGTTCAGCAGCTCGTCGCTGGGATAGGTGTGAACGTCGCGGTGGAGGACATGCTCCGCCGGGTCCGGTCGACGCAGCGGCTGATCCGGGTGACAGCGGGTTGGTCGGAGGCGGGAGAGGCTATCGGTGTGACGTTGGCGCCGTTCGGGTCTGAGGAGTCGACGTGACGGTGCGGAACACGACGGGCACGTCGGCTGATGGGTCTGCGTTGGTAGATGTGATCCGGCGGGGCGCGAGGGCGTCGAGGAGCCGCGCTGTTCTGCGGCCAGTGGTAGCGGCGACCGCGGAAGGGCCGCTGCGGGTGGGCCCCTACACGCTCACCGTGGACGCGGCGGGTCGACTCGTGGCGGTCCTCAGCGATGGACAAGCGTGGGTACTTGCGGACCCACATGCGGATTCACCTGCCCCTGAACGGCTACTCTGACCAGTGATGGCCTCGCCCGCTGAAGCTACGAGCCGGGGTGGGCCGGGACGGACACGTTGATGGCTCGCTGCGGATGCCCGACCGGGATGGTCGATTCGGTCCAGGGGCAGACCGGCGCGGTGAACCTGCGGCAGCTCCGCCCCCCGGTGGATCTGGTCGATGGGGCAACGGTCGCTACAGACGCTTCGCTGTCGGACTCGTTCCGGTTGCTGATGGCCGGGAACCGCACGCTGCTGGCTCCCACGAACCCCGCGGATGGGCAGCAGGCGGTGTGGGCGCTGCGGGCCTCCGGTGGCGCCCGGACACCGACGCTGACGGCTGGCGCGGGCGGGTTCGTCCTCGCGACCGGGCTGAGCGTCACCGCTGTTTCATCGGGGCTAACGGACATCTACCACGCGATGTATGACGTGGCGGCGAACCGGTGGCGGGTCTGGGACATCGCGAAGGGGCTGACCTGATGGATGTCTGTGTGGATGTGGAGTTCCAGGTCACGAACGGGGTGTTGCAGCTGCGGGGGCCACGTCGGGCAGCGGCGTGGCCGTTCGCGGGGTCGATCGCGGCGGGCAACGGGTTGGCGGTGGATTCGGCGTTGGGGTTGTGGACTCCGCCGAAAGACGTGTACACGCTTACGTCTGCGCAGGGCGCGCAAACCTTCAACGCTGATCTCGCGGCCGGGGCGAACCAGACCTACCCGCAGCACGATGCCACTCTGATCAACCCGTCAACGGTGGCGCCGCTGGACTGCATCGTCGTGATCCGGGCGAATTGGTCGACAGCGATTCCTTCCCTGTCGGGGGTGCATGTGTCGCTGGGGGTGTCGACCGGCGGCGCGGGACTGGTGTACACGAACGTCGCATCTGAGGACATGTTCGGGGCCGGTTTGACGACGCTGACCTGGAACGGGCAAGCGAACCGTGTGTTGATCGCGCGTGTCCCAGCCGGCGGTACGTTGCTCGTTTCTGCGGCGATCCGGAACACGGCGATGTCCGGAGCCGGGGTAACCGCACCTGTCCATCCCGTCACCGCGGAAGTGACGATGGTGGCGTTCGGGGTGCTTTCCCAGTGACTAAGGAGGGGGCTATGAGCGCGAACGAGCAGGTCAACGGTCTACACCCGGACTTCAGCAACGCTGAGGTGGAGGCGCCGGACCTGGACGAGGACCGTGTTCTGACCGCAGACGAGCTCGAAGAGTTCACGGCTGCCTACCGGGCGGCCGGGAAAGCCGCTGCGGCGGAGACCCCGCTATGAGCTGCGTCCTCGCGGCGAACGTCGCGGCGAACCTGCGGGTGGTGAAGGCCGTCACCAGGCCCGAGCTGACGGACTCCGGCACGTTCGGCGATGACGCGCACCAGGCGGGAGCCGGTGATCACACCTGCCGCTCTACCCACGTCGGGAAGTTCGGTTACCCAACCCAGGGAGAAATCCACGCAGAAGACATCGGCGCGACCACGGCAACGCTGGCGCTGCTGGAGACGTTCATCCGCCGGTCCTGGCGCCGCCGCGAGCTCGCTGGGCTGAAGTACCTGAACGTTCTGAACAGGCACTGGAACATCCAGACAGCCGAGAACTGGCGTGCGGCTGTAGCCGGCACCCTGAAACCGCGGTACTCCGGAGACTCGCACGCACACCTGAGCTTCGAGAACGGCTCGGTAGACAGCGACCTGCTGCTGCGGTTTCTCCGCTGGGTCGCGAACGGCCAACGGTTCCCTGATGAGATCCCGACACCCGTCCTACCGACAGGAGATGACGACATGACACCGCTACTCGTCCGGAAGAAGGACACGGCCCCGGTGTACCTGGTGGTGTTCGACGCCGCCGGGAAACGCACCCGGGAGTGGATCAGGACCGGCGCGGCTGCGAAGTCATGGGAGGCTGCGCTCGGTCGGAAGACCGTTGAGGTCGCTGACGTGGAGACGTTCGGTCCGGTTGTCGGTGCGGTGCCTCCGAGCTGATGACCGGATGGGCGGATGGGAAGGCATGGCTGGCCGCAGCACGGGGGGTTGCTGCGGCCAGCCTGCCGGACTCTGGCCCAGCGTGGCTGTGGTACGTGTTCGGTGCCTTGCTGTTTGGTCTCGTTACGACCGTCATTGTAGGGCTTCGGACCGTTTCCTCCGCTATTACTACGGGGCGGTGGATGCCGAGAAGTACCGTGGAGCAGATCGTCGCGCAGCTTGAGGACCGCATCGAAGAGTCGAAGGTCCGTGAGCAGCAGTGGAAGACGACCGCTGAGATGCATGCGGCTCGCGCGGACGTGACCGATCGGCAGCTCGGGACGCTCCTGGATGGGTTCGAGACGATCGAGCAGTTCATCCATGCGCTGCCGGCGGGGACACGGAGCAAGGGGTCCCGATGACCGAAGACGAAGTCCGGAACGACACCGCACCTACGTGCGGTGATGAGGCCGCGGAAGCGCTGGAAGCCGCGAGCAGGAAGCTCAGTGAGCAGGCGACTCGATGGGCGCGGATCCACCGGGTCACGGATTCACTGTTGGAGCTCAGACGGAAGAATCACTTCTCTGAGCTGATGGACAAGGCGCTCCGGGGGGACGCATGAACACTGCTCTACTGGTCTTGACTGTTGTCGCGTTGGGCGGCATCGGCACGTTCGTTGCCCTGTTCGCGTTGACGCCGTGGTGGCGGTCGGAGATGGGCTGGCACCTGATGACGTTCATGAGCATCGAGGCTGTCGTGCTGCTGCTGACGTTGGCGCGGGCTGTGTTCGGTGACTACCCGGGCCACCCCGTGCTGCTGCTGCTGTTCTTCGGTGCGTTCGCCGCGGCGGGGTGGTGGCGGGCGTCGATACTGATCCGTACACAGTTGGCGCATCTTCGGCGCCCTGACCGAGAGGAACCGTCATGAAGCTGTTCGACCGGGAGCCGGCGGCGATCATCGCTGCTGTGGCTTCTCTGCTGTCTGTCCTGTCGGCGTTCTGGCTGCACTGGTCCGATGACCAGGTCGGGACGGTGAACACGGTCCTGGGTGGGCTCACGATGCTCGCTGCGCTCGGGCTGAAATCCGACCGGTTCCTTCCGGTGCTGCTGGGTGTTGTGCAGGCAGTTTTCTACGCGGCTGTGGCGTTCGGGTATGACCTGCCTGCGGAGAAGCAGGCGCTGCTGCTGTCGGCGGTGTCGATGACGATCGCGGTGATCTTCGTGCGTCCGCAGGTGACCGCGAAGGCACCCGCTTCAGCGGCCTGACCCTGTAGTATCGAAGGTGCCCTTGATCAGGCAGAGCAGCCCCCGCACCTTTAGCCTGCGGGGGCTGCTCACTGTCGCACGTCGGCGCCCGCACCAGCGTCCGCCCTACCTCGCCCCACGGGGGCTATCCTCAACCCATGCCACTACCCGCAGCCGTCCTGGAGACGACGCTGCACATCGCGATCACCGGAGACGACGGAACACCCGCCGCCCTAGGCGGAACCGTCACGTTCCGCGGGGAGTACCGATACCTCCGCGACACCGACGACAACTACCTCGTTGGGCCTACCGAACGGACCGCTGTCCTCGACGCTGCAGGCGAGGCCACGATCGACCTGATCGCGAACGACTCCCCCGATGTGTCACCGACTGACTGGGCGTACTACGTACACGTCCACACGGACGTGCTGGAAGCGAAGTTCGCGCTTCAGCTGCCGTATTCGGCGTCGACTCTGGAACTCGCGGACATCGCCCCATCGATCGAGCCGTCCGCGATCATCATCGCTGGGCCGCCCGGACCGCCCGGACCCACTGGTCCGGTAGGCCCTGCAGGGCCTACCGGCCCGACTGGCTCTACGGGGCTCACCGGGCCCGCTGGACCTACCGGCCCCGCTGGACCTACCGGCCCCGCTGGCGGGGTGAACACCGTCAACGGGATGAGCGGCACCGTTGTCCTGACGAAGAGCGATGTTGGCCTCGGGAACGTCGACAACACCAGCGACGCGAACAAACCCGTCTCGACGGCGCAGAACACCGCCGACCTGCTGCGGATGCTGAAGTCGGCGAACCTGTCCGATGTCGCGTCCGTAGTCACATCCCGGACCAACCTCGGGGTGCCACCCAGTACCCGCCTGGTGTCTGCTGGTACTGGTCTGAGTGGCGGCGGTGACCTGAGCGCGGACCGCACCTTGGCCGTGGTGTACGGCTCGGGCAGCGGCACTGCGGCGCAGGGAAACGACAGTCGCCTCTCGGACGCTCGGACGCCGACTGCGCATGCCGCGTCGCACGCTACGGGCGGGTCTGACCCGCTGCCGTCGCTGATCCCTGCGGCGGCGACGAAAACAGCGAGCAACGGTACCGCGACGAGCGGTACCACGGACACCGCTGATGCTGTCCTGGGCAGTTACGTGTTCACCGCGATCGCGTCTCACACCTATCTCGTGCTCCTGATGGGGCTGCTGCCGAACGGCAGCGTCGCGGGTGACACGTGGGACCTGAATATCCGCAATGGGGGAGGGTCCACGCCTACGAGCGGGTCGCCGTCTGTGGCTGCTGTGTTGGGTTTCGCGACGCTCGCGGTCGGGTCCGTAGGTCGAGTGGGTGTGGTGATCGGCGACACGGTGAGTGGGCTGACGGGTACGCAGACTCTCCGGATGTTCGCGCAGCGCGTCGGTGGTACTGGAGTCTTGACTCCGACGGGGAAGCGTTCCCTGTTCGTGATTGACCTCGGCTAGTAGGGAGCGCTCCGTGACGCAGGCGATTGAGCTTGATCTGTTTCCCGGCACTGCGGGTGGTCAGCGGGCGGTGAACGGGGAGCCGTTCACGCAGGACAACACACTGGTCACGGTCGAGTCTGGCCGTGAGGTGCGGTACGCGGTGTGGCTGAACGGGTCGCTCCAGCCGGTCGTGGGGAAGCGGGTCCTGCGGTACGGTCGGTGGCAGGTGAAAGACCTCTCCGCGATCCCTGCGATGGTGACCGAGTTCGCGTTGCCGAACCTCGCTGATGGGCACAACACCTGGTCGATGGCGATGGACGCCGACGGGTACCTCCACCTCGCGGGGAACCACCACAACGTCCCGCTGCACTACGCCCGGTCGGCGAACCCGAGAGACATCACTACCTGGGTCGCGCCGGCCATGGTAGGGACGCAGGAAGCGCAGGTCACCTACCCGCAGTTCGTGACGTGCGGCGACGGAACGCTCCTGGTCACCTACCGCGATGGTGTGTCGGGGTTGGGGAACGTCTACCTGAACAGGTACAACACCGCGACGAAGACCTGGGCGCGGGTCGGGAACCCGCTCGTTGACGCGGTCGCGTCCGGGGAGTCCCCGTACCTGCACTACATCGGTGTCGGCCCGGATGACTCCATCCACATCGCGGTGATCTGGCGGGACGGACCCGCGTCGAGCAACAACGATGTGTGCCACGCCCGGTCCCTGGACCACGGCTCCACGTGGCAGCAGATGGACGGGACCCCGCTGACGGTGCCGCTGACACACGCCGCCTGGGCGCCCGCCCTGAACACGGCCCCGACGAACTCGGGGCTGCTGAACTCGTGCGGCATGGCCGTCGATGACGCCGGCCACCCGCACATCGGCAACGAGCTGTGGAGCTCACCGACGGACCCGCGGACGCAGTACGCGCACTTGTACTGGGACGGGTCGGCTTGGGTGAACGAGGTACTGACCGACTGGCTCCACGCCATGAGCTACGGGTCCGGGTTGAACGGGGTCAACGCGGAACTGTCCCGGCCGGCGGTCGCCTGCTACGGCGGCCAGGTGTACCTGCTGTATCGGCACAACCCCGAGCGGGGCGGGTCGCTGATGCTCCGCGATATCACTCCGGGCGGTGATATGGCCGAGGCGAGCGTGCTGAACTGGCCGCTGTACGGCTGCGAGTTCAGCATCGCGGCGCGCACGGTGCTGGAACGTGGCCGGATCGAAGTCGTCGTGTGCCCGAGCCAGCAGGAAGACCTCCCGGTGCCGGCGCTGCCGGTGAACAAGTGGAGCGCCAGCGACTACTGCTGGGCGAATCAGGCCGGCGGTGTCCTCGTGGTCGACCTCGCCGCCGCGGATGACGTCGTTCACGCCCGGGCCGATGCGCCCGAGCTCGTGCTGATCGCATCTGCCGGGTGGGGCGGGCCGGCGTTCGTCACTCCCGCCCTGGGCACCGGGCAGACCGGGCTCGCCGCGTTCCAGGTCGAGATCCCCGGTGAGTTCGCGGGGAAGCGCCTGTTCGCTCGGCACGCGGGCCGGTGGAACCTCCAAGCCGGGTCCTGCGCCTCGTACACGATTCGGATGATGCAGGGCGGGAAGATCCTCGCTGCCCTGTCGAACGCTGCCGACCTCGGTGCGCCGGTCGAGATGTGGAGTCCCGCGGCGCTCCTCGACCCGCTCCCCGCCGATGGCGGGTGGCTGTCCCTCGCCGCGACCGTCGCCAGCCCGAGCGGGTCACCGACGCTGCGGATGACGACCGGCACGATTCAGGTGTACGGGCTGCGTGGTGCGGACGGCCAGTGGCTCTGACTGAGGGAGTCGCGGCCATTGGCCACGGGGTGACGATCCGCCTGACCATCTGGCGGGGGCATGATCCGGCGGGCCTGGTCGAGCAGCATGACCGGGCCGATGGTGGCGGCCGCTGTCAGGGCAGCATCATGTTCGACCTGCCCGGCGTCGCGGAAGCGTTTCCTGGGATGCCGGTGTGGCAGGTCGAGTCGCTGGAGCCGTTGACGCTCGCGCCGTCGCTGCTGTGCACCCGCTGCGGCCATCATGGGTGGATCCGCGGCGCCCGGTGGGAGCCGGCGTAGCCGAGGGAGGTGAGCAGGATGGGAAACGGCGCGACTTGGGCTTGAGACCACGAACGGCCCCGCTCGGGTGACGAGCGGGGCCGTTCCGTGTGTAGGTAGGTCAGTGCCCTGTGATGATGTCCTGGGGGGTTGAGAACGCAGGCACAGGAGGGACCTCAACAGCCCGTGCCGTCCACTGCTGGTCCGTGAGGCTGATCTCTACTTCCAGCTCCGCAGGGACCTGCTCAGCGGCTTCCTGGGTGACCTTGATCGGGCCTAGGAACCACAGGGTGAGCGCGAGGGCGTCTTCGAGTTCGCTCACGCGGCTTCGAAGCGCCGCGAGAGTCTGCTGCTCAAGGTCAGTCTTCACAGGCTCATTCTCTCCCTGATTTCGTCCGCCCGGACCTTCAGACGGTCGGCGGCCATGTCGGCGTAGCGCATCCGCTGAAGTGCCTTGCTGCGGGACCCGAACTCCCCGAACTCCATCGCCCACGCACGGGCATGATGTTGGCAGGCACGGAGCCGTAGCCGGAACGATGCGTCGACTAGGGCGCTTACCTGGGCGTCTGCGGCTGCGTAGCAGGTGTCGCAGATCGCTTGGTCGTCGTTGTCGCGGGGGGGCATGGTTTCCTCGTCTTCGTACTGCACGGGGTCACCGCAGGTGCCACAGGTTTCGATCACTGGTTTTCCTCCAGCGCGGCGCGGCCTGCGTCAGTCAGCTCCCACGCCGCGCCGCGATAAGAGCGGTGGTTTGCTGGGAGTCGGCACAGTCCGGCCTTTTCCAGGGCGTTTACCGTCGCCGTCACTTTGGCGCCGTAGAGATAGGATCCTGCTGGGGTCCCAGGCAAAAGCAGGCAGTACCGAACCCGACCAGCGTTGATGTGGTTCAGCAGTGCGATGCGGGCAATGGTGAGCTTCATGCCACCACTCTAGGGCCGGCTAGAGTCTGTGTCAAGTCTGGACTACCGATACCCATACGTATAGTCTGAGGGTATGACGCAACCCCAAGGCGACGCCATCCTCTCCGAGTACCGACAGATCACCGCCGCCATGACCCAGGAGAAGGCCGACTCCATGGCGCGGCTCCACGAACTCCGTGAAGCGCGGAACGCCGCCGTGTGCGCCGCCTGCAAGGCACTGTCGTGGATCGAAGTCGGCAAGCAACTCAGCCTGTCCCAGTCCCGTATCGGACAGATGATCGCTGCGCACCGGAAGGCCCAGCCGTGAGACGAACCACTGTGACGTACGCGATGAACCGGAAGCAGGGTATGACCGCTGCGGAGATCTTGATGGCTGTCAAGGACCTGCCTGAGTATCAGCCTGTGACTGTGGTCGTGAACCGGCGTGGCGGTATCAAGGAGATGAAGACGGTAGAGAACGTGGAGGACATCCCATGAAGCCCTCCTGAACGGGACCGCATCCGAGACTGGCCAGTCAGCCAGCCAGGACCAGCAACCCAGCTAGGGCAGCGCTGAGGACCAGGACCGGCGTCACCAAGACCGCCTCAACTGGACCGCCGGTCCGGAACCGCAACACCCGTGGGGTCCCCACGCAGTACCACCGCTGCCCCCGGATCAGGACCGGCCAGAACAGCGGAACACCGTAGTGCGTGCAGCCGTCGCCGCAGTCATGGACCAGGCAGCCGACCAGGACCGGCAGTCCGGTCCACCACAGGTCCGGGACCGGACCGAGCATCATCCCTGCCGAGACCAGACAGCCGAGGACCACAGCTGCTAGGACCGTGTGTGTGAGACCGCGGTGACCGGACCGGTTCGGCCGGTCCAAGTGTGTCTTGGTCCGTTCGTAGGCGATGCGGGAGAGTGCCCCCACGAGATGGGACAGGCCCAGCGTCAGCAGCCCGAGGGACCGGGCCGACCGGGACCCCTGATGATCCATATCTGGCAGCAGAGCGGAGTAGGCGCACACCGCCGTCCCGAGGATCACGACGTCGGCTGCTGGGTGCATCCCGAGACCCGTAGTGGCGGCGCATCCGGTGAGCCAGACCGCAGCGCCGGACAGTGCGTGGCTGGTGCCCATCATGGCTGTCTCACCGTCTCACTGTCTCATGAGACAGATGCCTGTCTCAGGGGGTGGGGGTTGTTGACCTGCGGAAACGTGCGTCTCATGGGGGCATGAGACGGTGAGACACGTGAGACGGTGAGACTCACGCACTGATGTGTAGGTAGCACGGTCCGCGTTTCACGAGCTGCGAACAGGCCACGGCCTCGGTCAGCCACCGGTACAGAGTCGCCCGGGACACGTCGTAGCCCTCCGATTGGAGCCGCTCCAGGATCTCCGCAGCAGGCAACCCCGCCTCAGCGTGACGGATGATCTCTACCATGCGGTCCGGGCCACTGGTCGTCTCGGTGAGCGCCTCCAGCTCCCCATCGGTCGGGACCGCTGGTCCGCTGCCGGCGTGGAGGTCCGCGACGGCGTCAGCGAGTTCCTGCCCGGACGCCGCGAGCTCAGCGAGGACCGCGTCTTCGTTCACCGGTCCGGACCAACCCTGGTCCTGGTCCTTCGGTCCGGTCATCGTGGTCCCCTCACCGAATACGTCACGGATGGTCCTGGTCCAACGAGCAGCGTAGACACCTGGTCCAAGTGCCCGGTCCACTGCGCTGATGTCCTCAGCGGTCAGCCCTGGTCTGAGACCGGCGGTCCGGACCGCGGTCTCATCGATCTGGTCCGGTCGGATGTCCGGGACCGCGAACAGGACCGGGGTGTCGGCGCCATCGACTCGGGCCCAGCCGTGTCCTGGACCAGGTAGGTCTTCGAGGTTCACAGCTTTCGCGCCGCGGTGGGAGTAGTCGAGGATGTACGACACCTCAGCCTCATCGCTCATAGTGAGCGCGAGCCGGTTCGCGAACTGCGCCTTGACCGCGCGAGCAACGGACTCGCTGGTTCCTTCGAGGACGCTCAACACGAAGTTCACGGCGGCGTCACCCGCGATCCGTACGCACTGCTCGATCGCGTCCCGGGCACCCCGGTACGGCGAGGACGAGCCCATGAACTCGGAGCATTCATCGCCAACGACCACGACCTCCGGGGGGCCGTCGCTGGGCCCTGCCCCAGTGCCGACCGGCATGAGGGTGGTGTTGTGGAGACGCTTCAGGTCGTACCCGCGGCGTTTCCGGTCCAGCGCGACTGCGACGGCGGCCCGTGCCATGAGCACCGCTTCTTCCGGGGTGCCCGCGACCCAGTCCACGGCCGGCCGCGCCGCCCGTCCCTCTACGAATGGGGTCGCCCACGGCCGGCCCAGCCCACCAGCGTTGAAGTCGATGACCCACACTGCGGCGTCGGTGCAGCGAACGAGCCGGCTGATGAGCCGGTGCAGAAGCGTCGTCTTTCCCTTGCGTTTCATCGCGCCGAGAAGCCACGACGCTTGCCGGATGTCGGCGGTGAGGGGTTGCCCGTCGCGTTGGTAGCCGATGAGGAGCCCATCGAGGATCGACAGGGGCGCGAAGTCGAGTGGTTCCGCTGCCGGCGTGGTGATGCTCTGCGTGGTGACGCGGAGTTGCACGGCGCGGCGGTCGTGGCCGACACCGACCGCTATTCCGCAGCCGTGCGGGAGGCGGCAGTCGGAGGCGAGTTCGTCCTGGTACTGCTGCATGTCTCTCCAGGTCTTCCCGCCGGGTGGGTCCACGTCGAGGGTGTACCCGGTGCCCGATGGCCACATCTCTACCCCGACGACGTCGCAGCGGAGCCGGGTGATCCGCAGCAGCCGCGCTTCCCACGCCGCACGGATCTGTTCCAGCGGGTTCCGCTTCGCGGCGCCGCGGAGGAGCGCATCGGCTTGCCGGCGGCGGCGGCGTTTCGCGAGCGGCGCGAGGGATGCCAAAGTAACTGCCCCGATGACGAGCGTTGCCATCTGCGGGACCCGCCACGGGGCTGTCGCGAACGCCCACGCGAGCCACGCCCCGGACCCGAACCAAGTCAGGCACCGGTAGGTGAGCAGACCAGGGTCAGGTTCGAGGCCAGCGTCGGAGTCGTGCACGAGGGTGACGAGGATCGTCGCGAACGCCCCGAGGATCGCGCCGATGACCGGCAGGTACGCGGGGATGACCGCACCGGTTTGCCGCTCGATGGCAGCGACAACGAGGCCGATGGTCAGCGGCGCGAGCCCCGCGTTGAGGGCTCCCCACACCATGCCGTGCCGGGCCCGCCAGTCGATCGGGATGCGGGTCCGGCGTGGTCGAGGCGCGGCCGGCGGTTTCACGACGGGGGGGGCAGTCACCGCACGTTCCAGCCCTTCTCACCCGGCCGAGGCGCCTCGCTGCGGTGGATGTCGTGGAAGTGGGACTTGCGGATCGTGGGACCGATGAGTTCCGCGGCGGCGGCGGCGGCGGAAAGGGACCGGGTGACGGCTTCGGCGACACGGGTCACCTTGGCGTCCAGCGGCATCTCGTCATCGATCTTCCGGGCGAGGATCGACATGGCCTTCCCGACGTTGCCGACTGCGGGGCCGACGCTGTCGAGTTCCTTGATCGCTTCGAGCATTTCGCCGTCGCCGACCTCGAACCGTGAAGCGCGGTCCACGAACTGGTCGCCGAGGTCAGTGAATCCGAGCCGTCCTGCCATGGTGTTGCCTCCGGGTGTCGCCGGTCCCGGGGTGGGTCCGGTCGTGATAGGTGGTGTTGAGGGGTTGGGCTGCGGCACCACGTTCTGCGGCGGCGCCATCGTTGGGGTCTTCGGTGTGCTGATCCGGCGTACGCCGGCTGCTACTGGGGGACGGGATGCTGTTCCGGTGCGCTGCTTGGGTGGCTTCGGTCCGAGGCGCTTCAGCAGGGACGGCAAGCGCCGGTGCTGTCGTCGGGTCTCGGGTGCTCGTCGCTTCTGACCGGTCACGCCGGTGCCTCTGGCGCGGCGACCGAAAGGCAGGGAGAACAGACCACGGCGACCGGCCGCGCCGCTACGTTGCCCAGTCCCTCGTCTCCCACGCCGAGCAGAAAGTGCCCCCGTTCCAGATCCCGGTAGCCTTCCCGCTCCCCGCTTCCCCCCTCTGTCCAGCGCCGGCCTGCGCGGGACAGCTCTGCGATCACCTGCCTGGCGTCCAATGCCTGCGGCCTTCCTACCGCTGAATCCGGGGAACCCGGACCGCTTGCCGCCGCGACCGGACCGCCCGCCACTACTTCCGAGGCGCCCGGACCCTCCCCCGGAAGACCGCACGGCCCGACTCGGCGACCGGCCGCCTGTGGTCGCCTGCCGGCTCCGTCTACGTCTGGCCCTGCTCATCGCAGCAGGTGCCGCTACACCTACCGTCGCCGCGATGAGCAGGCCCACGGCGCCGAGCGAGTACCACAGCACCGAAGCGACCGAAGCGAGCAGCTCCGTGAAAGAGATGACCGCCGGCCCAGCAGGTACCCCCCGGTACTCGACCTCACGGTCCGCGGGTGCGAACTCAGGTGTTCCCTTCGGGATGTCCATGTCAGCCGTCACCGGACACCGCCGCCGCGTTGCGGGCATCACGGAGCGCACCGAGGATCTTCATGGCCGTTCCGCGGCTCCGGACACCAAGGGTCTCCTCGATCTCCCGCACCTTGGGCAGCCGGTCAGGGAACGCACCAGCTGCTGTCCGGATCAGATCCTCAAGGTCGACGGTGTTCGCTCGGGGCGCCCGGCGGGGCCGCTCTACCAGGTGCAAGCGGCTCTCTACCGGCGTCGCCGGACCGGGGTCAGGTTTCGCCACTGAGGTTCCTCCTGCTTCACGTGCCGACGTCCCGGGTCGGGCCGCCGTGGGTGCCGGGTCCGGTGTCCGCTTAGGCTTCCGAGTCCGCCGGGACCGGTACTGCTCCAGCGCGGCCGTGGGGTCCTCGATCGAGTGCTTCACCGCGAAGCGGAACGCGCCGGGGGTCTCCACCGGGCACATCAACCACCGCAGCACGGAGAACCGCACGGCCTGCTTGTCGAGACGCCCAGCGCGCCGCAACTCCTGCCGGTGCATCCAACGCGCCCGGCGGCCCCACAGGTACAGCGCCGACAACGCGAGCCCGCCGACAGCAGCCGCGACTTCCCACGGCTTACCCGTCTGGGTAGACCGCCAGTACAGCAACCCAGCGGACACCCCGGCGTAGATGAGCATCGCGAGCCGCAGTGACCAGGCGGAGTCTCCGGCGAGGAGATGCCGGTGGTAGAGCACTGCGCAGTACGCGGCGGCGCCTTCGATCGCCGCGGCCGGGACCCAGGCGAACACCCATGGGAGTCCGAGGACTGCATGTGCGATTTCGGTCTGCAGCCACCCTGCGAGGCCCAGTGCGGCCAGTGGCGGGAGAAGACCGATGGCTTCCTGTGTGAGGTAGACCGCGCGGCGGCGTTTCACCGGGACCACCGGACCAGGACAGCGATGGCGGTCCCTGCGGCGGCGAGGATGGTGAGTGCTTGGCCTACGACGGTGACGTGGAGACGCCCGAGGGCGTATCCGAGTAGGTACAGGCCGGGCGCTGCGGCTGCGATGCCTGCGAGCAGCGCAGTCCGGTTCCTCGCTGGTCCGTGGTCCCTGCTGGTGGTCTGGACCGGGGTGTTCCCGGTGCGGTCCTCATCTGGTCTGCGGTCCGGGACCGGAGCGGTCTGCGGTCCGGGACCGGAGCGGTCCGGGGTGGTCCGTGGTCCGTGGTCCGTCTGGACAGTGCTCTGGTCCGTAGGCATCTACGCAGTGTGCGCCACTGGTGACACTTCACGCAAGAGCATCCGTTCCGACAGTCCCGACAGTCCCGACAGATGCGGTACGGTGCGGCTGTGACAGGTGAGACGAGCCCAGACGGGCCAAGCGATGCGGTGTGGCTACGCGCTCACGAGGTCGCCCTACGGTGGGGACGGATACACCGCACTACCGTCCCTGGGTGGGCCGAACGGAACAGGGTCCGCACGTGGGTGACGCCCACGGGCGAGCTGCGGTACCACGGAGGCGACGTAGACCGGTACGCGTCGCAGATAGGCCAGGGAGGTGACGACCATGGTGAGCTTCCTTCTGTGGGGTAAGAACCCCTTCTGAGCACAAGAACAGCCCCCACGGTTGGAATTCGTGGGGGCTGTTCTGTGCCTCGGCGTTGTCTTGACATGGGTGAACTGGCGGCACTCGTCGCTAATGCACCCGCTTCGTCACTCTGATGCGGCAAGCCCGGCATGCTCCGCTACCACACTGCTCAGCCTCGTGTTCGATGCCAACACCTGCGCCGGGTCTATCTCGAAGCCTACGTACGAGCAGCCAAGGCGCAGGGCAGCAACGCCGGTACTGCCGGAGCCACTGAATGGGTCTAGGACGACCACGTCTCGTTCCGCTCGCCCGTACGCCTCGACGCACCGACGTGGTAGCTCCACCGGGAAGCGTGAGAAGTGTCTAAGGCCGGCGATCTTTTCGTTTCCAATTTCCCACACCGAGCCGACCGGCGGCTTAGTGCGGAAGGCATGTCTTTCAGTTCTCGCGAACAGATAGACAGACTCGTGCTGGCGATGGGGCCGCCGGCACTGCCCTTCGGGCATCGGGTTGCGCTTGCGCCAGATGACCTCGCCGCGGAACAGCCACCCGTCATCGGACATTGCGATGACGAGCCGGTAAGGCAAGCTAAGCAAGTTGCCGTATTGCAACCAGGGAACCGTGGGATCCAGGTACGCACGCCGCCTGTGGCGGGGCTTCGTGTAGGCGGAATTTGTAGCTGGCAAACCATTTGAGTCGGGACCCAGACTGCTATAAGCGTGGTCGCCTTCCCGCCAATTGATGGGCGTGTTGTAAGCATCGCCGAGGTTCATCCAGACCAGTCCAGCCGGCTTGATCTTGGGCATGAGGGCAGCGAACAGCTCTCGGAGCTCGGCGACGTAGTGCCGAGGGTCGCTCTCTACACCGTTGCCCTCCGACAGCCGCTGACCCCAGTACGGTGGACTGGTCACTACGACATCGATGCTGTCATCGGGGAGGTCCAGCACGAGCTTGCGGCAGTCACCTAGTGTCACTGAATTCAGCTCGAAGGAGCCGAGTCGCGTAGCCGTCATTTCGTCTCCGAGATCATAGGTAGAGCGATGACCGGTATGTAACACCGGTTGGAATTCGTGGGGGCTGTTCTGTGCCTCTGTCAGTACGTCAGGGTTCTGCCGTCTGCCAACTCAACGAAGATCGGCTCACCCTGACCGCTGTTCACCGCAGCCGGCTGCTCAGGGAACGCCCGGGCCCGTGCGTGCTCGACCGCCTTGATCAGCCGGTGCACACCAGCTTCGTCCAGAGACGCCCACACCGACTCGTACTCACCGCCGCCGAGACGGGCATCCTCCCCGCGGCACTGGATGCCGATCTGCACTTCGCAGCCATCCGGCAGCCACCCGACGAACAGATCGAACATGCGATTGCTGTCGCGGTCCTGGTCGTGGATCAGTTCCTTGGGCATCACGCCCGCCTTCCCTCAGTCCCCATCACGGGGATCAACAGACGCCACCATCGTCACGTCTGGCACGATGCTCCCACACAACGCGGGTCGCGCCGTTGTGCCCGTGGATCCGGCTGATCCAGACGAACCGCCGGTAGTACGTGTAGGTCGGCATGGCGCCGTACCAGCGCATGACGGCGCCCAGGCCGAACGGCAGCCGCCACCCGCAAGCGACGACGCCCTCACCGGACACGCCGCTGACGTCGGTGTCTCGGTGCAGCTCGAACCGGAAGTGCCTCATCTACGCCTCGATCGCTCTGCGGTAGGTAGGCAGCAGCGCCGGCACTTGGCCGCTGGCGTACGCCTCGGTGATCTTGGGCAGCAGGTGGTCCCCAACGGTTTGCCCATCAGGAAGCACCAGGAAAGCTGCCCACTCCTCATCGAACGACACGATGCCCGACTCGACCGCCTCCAGCTTCGCCTTCACCACGAGGGCGAGGGACCGCCACCGCTGCCGTACCGCCTGCCCGTGGGCCTCGATGCTCGCCGGCTCGGGACGACGCAGCCCCGTAGGCGTGTGCGTGAAACGACGCTCATCCATGCGAGGCATCGGCACCCTGATCCGGACGGACCGATCCTTCGCGACGAACGCGAACATGATCTGGTCCCGGTCCTGGCCAGACGCGAAACTCGACGCGCCATACCGGGTGAGGATCTTCTCGACCTCTTCCCGGCTGCGGCTCGGTGAGACCTTGGTGTTCTCGGCGTAGTTGCGGGCGGTCATAGCTTCTTCTCCTCGGTGGGGTTGTCATCTGTGACTCGTGTTGCGCTCCCGTCTGCCCGCAGCACGCTCCAGCCTGCGGCCAGGTTGACCGCATGGTTGAGCGGGTTCTGATGGCCGTGCAAAAGCCATCCTTGGGTCAGCGCCAGGGTGCGTTGCGACTCGATGAAGCCGTGGCATCCGCGCGTCCCGTCGCCGCACACAGCGAGCAGGTTCTGCGGCTGGTTCGCATCGGGCCGCTTGTCACCGCCCATTCGCCCCGGCCGACGGTGATGAAGCGACTCAGCCCGCGCCGAGCCGCAGATCTCACAGGTTCCGCCGCTACGGGACAGCACCAGAGCCCTCGTAGCGGCATCCACACGGTTCCGGGGTACCGAGGGTGGCTTCGGCGTTGTTCGGCCCGCAGGGAGCGTCTGAGCGGCCCGCAGGGGGGTTCTCCTCCGAGGCGCCGGGCTCCGCTTCACGAGTTCAGCACCCGCCTCGGCGGTTCCCCATCGCCGACCCGCCGCCGATGCTCCGCGAGTTCCCGCCGGTACGCCACCAGATCATCCGGGTCGCACACCGGCGTGAACGTCGCATCAGCGTGCGCTACCCGCTCACCCCTGATCACCCTGACCTCCGCCCGGATCTCCGACGGGCCGATGAACGGCTGCCGCATCCCGACCCGCCGCACCGCCTCCACCGCATCCGCTACCCGCAGATCCGCCAACAACGGATGCCACACCTGCGGTGTGTCGTCGCCGAGCTTCTGCGCCGGGCAGATCTGCTCCACCAGCTTCGTCACCATCACGCACTCGGTAGGTTTCATACCTGCGCCGCCTCCCGCTCACGCGCCCACGCCATGTGCCGATCCCAGTACCCAGGTTCGTCCTGCGGCCTGATTGCGCGGCTGATCACAGACCGGACCTGGCGTTCCCGGCCGGCGGCGAGCCGAAGCTGGTCGAACTTCTCCCGCAGCTTCGGCATCGACAGGATGTTCACGCGCCAGAACTCATCGTCCTGGCACCAGTCGATCGCGGCGTGGATCTGCTCCTCGGTGCGTTCGTCGCGGGTCATCATCAGCCGCGCCGAGGTCCGCCATCGGTCTCCGACCGTTGGTCGCCGGGATCCGTTCGCTGCGATGCGGTCTGCGAGGTGGTGGCAGATCCGGTCTTCGGCTTCGGAGCCTCGGCTGCTTGCTGCCGAGTGAGGATCACCGACAGCAACGAGTTCGGTCTGCGCGGATCGCGGAGTCTTCTTTTCTGGGTGTTTGGGTTCTGGGTTAAAGGGTTCTGGGT